GTTAATAGTGGTAGTACAGTATATACATGTCATGTTGATTTCTATGTAGCTGATGATAATATACCTGATTACTTTACTGTTAAGGTAAGAACTTATAAGACTTATCTTGAGTGGTATCCATTTAATACTTATAGTATAGGTGATAATGTTACTTATTATGGTAAGGTTTATGAGTCTGTTATAGATAATAATAAGTTAAAGAATCCAAGAAAGTATGAGTCAATACCTTCTTTTAATCTAAATACTGATTATATATTAGGACAGTTTACAAACTATAGTCAAAATATCTATGAATATATAGGTACACAGTCTTGGTATAATACTGTTGGTACACAGTCTTCAACAACACCTTTACAGGATATTTTAGCCAATGGTTCGTTTGCCAGTTGGACGGATGTTACTGAATGGAAATTTGTTCCATTCGTACCTGTTCAGACAATAACAGAATATAGAACCGGTACTCAGTCATTTAACTTTACAATAGATTCTAATATTGATCCATTCATTACAATAGAAGTAACTAGTGATAATGGATATGGTCAGAACTATACTTCTAAAAAGAACTATGAAGTTAGAGGATTAAATGATTTATTTACGGGTATAACCAATCTTGACCCACTTGGTCCGTTTGTCCCAATAATACCTATATTAACACCAGGTCCTTAAAATAAGAAACCCTCTATTGAGAGGGTTTCTTATTATGCTTGAGTTGTTTCGGTTTTCTTCTTACCTTTTTTTGGTTCTGTACTTTCTGTAGAAGCTTCTGGTGTTTTACCCCAGTCCTTTCCTTCTATAAAGACACCGTCTTCAAAAGAAGCTACCCAGTCTTGTATATCTTTAGAAAGATTCTTAGCGTGAGTATCGTAGTAAGCGATAACCTTTGAAATGTTTCCAATTCTTTTAAGAACCTCAGCAAAACGATAAGATGCATTTTTTAGACCCTTAACTTTATGTTTTGCTATTAAGTGATATATGTATGTGATTTCAGTTGCGTCAGATATATATCCCTGTACGCTTTTATCATCTTTAGCAGATCCTGTATTCTTCCACTCTCCCAACATTTCAGTTAGTTCAATAGCTAGGAATATAGTATTAACATCATATTCCAAACCGTCTAGTAATAAGTCAGTTATGAACTGATACTGCTTTCTGTTAAGATAGAAAGTGTAGTTTACATTTCTTAATTCTTCAGCATACTTATTCCAAAGTTCTTTAGCTTCGCCATAAAGGTTATCCTTTTCTAGTTCGCTTTTACCTTTCCCGGTATTATTACTCATAAAGTTTTCTATATCTGCGATCTTAGAATCTAGATTAGTCTCAGTTTCAACTGAGATTAAACGATGTTCTTGTTCGTTCTCAAAGATAGATAAACTTGGTTTTACCACATTTGTTTCTAAAACTTGTTTTTCCATATTATTTATTTTATTTTATATTAAACGAGAAAATCTTCTTCCGCGTCTTGTTTTTGTTCAGCATAAAGTTCCTGAACTTGGTTCGCCTTGGTAATCTTGTCTATACCATATTTATTAATAAGACTTGAAAAAGTTGTTAAATCTGGTTTAACCATTTTAATTTTTCCATTATCCATATTGATTGATATTTTATCAATCTCTTGCTCCATAAGGATTTGGATAGATTCATCGTCAAATACACTCATCAACTTATCATTGATACTGATAAGTAAATCATTGTTTAAAAGAAATGCGTATTGGTCAGGGAGTTTACTAATCTTAATCAACATTTTTTGGTCACATCCCACAAATTGTAAACCTAACTTGAATGGTATTGCTTTTTTGTTAAAGCATTTCATAAAAATGTTTTCTGTCTCTTGACAGAGTTCATAATACTTACTTTCGTCAGCCATAATATTTATATTTTTATATTATAACTATATAACTGATAAAAGTTTAGTGGTATCTAAAATATAACCAAGTTAAAAGTGTAGTTATTGTTAAAATAGGTAATCCCCAGAAAAGTAGATTTTTTGCTACCTTCTGAGTATTGAATATGGAAAATCCAAATACTATTAAGTAACTATACTTTTCCACCTTTTCTATATCGTAAAAGTCATATAGCTCAAGTAATCCATTTGAATTTAGGAAATTAGATAATGCTGACGTGTACTCTCTAACAAAGTTTTGTGCCACGCTATCGATATCAGATTTTCTCATATTATATGGTTCTACTAACTCCACTGGTATATTTATTACTGTGTAGATTCTACCAACTCGATCAACACGAGCTGAGTATTGTGACATCAGTTGTTTCTTAATCTTACCAAGAGATCTTCGATATTCGAAATATAGTGATATTTTTTTCATATTAATTTATATTTAAAAATAAACTAATGTTTATTTTTTCTTGTCCCTTTTAAGTGGACTCTCACCGGTTCTTATCTCATCAACATACTTAGAGACATTACCACTTGACTTAGCAATTGATGATAAACTAGCGTCAACTGATGACATAACTAAATATAAGTCATTTATAGTTTTTTGATTATTAGCTGTTCCACCAGAAGGTGTCTTGACAGCAGAAGTTCCAGTCTTTAATCCCTTAGATTCGCCTCCATCAAGATCATTCATTACACCAACAAATATCTTCGCCTTGTCTTCTAAAGCAGACATCATTTTCTCAAACTGATCTGAATCCATCAAGGACATAAGTACTATGGAACCAGTTAAGTTTTTTAGGGCTTGTAGTTTATCAGTATCTATTTTACTAAGTTCACCACCAATCTTATTGAGTCCCTTGGCTAGTTCTGAATATCCATCTGATATTTTTTTAATGTTATCGACGGTGTTGTTTACATTACCAAGCTTACTATTATCTAGTAAGTTTGATACCTCTATAAATGACTTGATATTATTAGCTAGTGAGGTCATGTAGTCACCAGGCATACCATTTGTGTATTTACCCTCTGATAGTTTTTTAGATACATCTACTATATTTTGAGCTATAGCAGTGAATGGAGATCCTGTTAATTTATTTTTTAACGCATCACCTAATGAACTGCTACTACTAGCATCAGCAAATGACTTTAATAAAGTAGCAACACTTGTTGACCAATCAGATTTTGGATATTTCGTATAGTTACCTTCTGCTAGTTTTTTATCAACATCTACTATAGATTGAGCTGTGCGTTTAAGATTTCCAGTTAGTCCTGCAACAAATCCACCAACACCACCACTTGTTTGTAACTCTGCAAATTTTAAAAGTAGACCACCAACATTATTTGCCCAATCTTGGTTTGGATATTTTGTGAAGGCTGTATCTCCAGCATCCGCAAATTTCTTATCAACCTTAATCATTTGGTCTGCTAAATCCTCTGGTCCGGTACCAAATATAGCTCCTATCTTATTTAAGAGAATGCCCTTTAGTCCAACATCTCCCATTATTTTACCAAATGCTGATAGTGATGTACCAACACCCTTTGCCCACTTGACATCCGGATATTTACTCCAGTTAACACCATTAAATAACTTAGCAATTTTAACTACGGTTTTTGCAATACCATACATTGTTAGTAAACCAACACCCAAAGCTACAGCACCAACTCCAGTAAGAACAAGAGCTCCTATTAACATGGCCGAGAATGCTAAAGGATATAAAGCTAATCCAACTCCCATTGACCAACCTATAGACGGGTAGTTTCCTTCTTTATAATCACCCAATTTTAATATTTGAGATATACCTACTATTGTTAAAGCCACCATACCCATAGCAAGAGCACCCAATGCTAATACAGCTAATGCTGTACCTCCTGTCTCCATAACCAACATACCAAGTAAAAGAGTTGCTCCACCAAATAGAACAAGAGATAATCCAACTCCAAGTGTCCATCCAATACCTGGATAAGATCCTTCTTTATAATCACCTAAAGATAATATTCTTGAAGATAAAGCAATTACACCTGCTATTATGAGTACTGATAACCCACCTAACGCATATTCTACTGGCTTTCCAATTGCATTTATTAATTTGAATGCAATTGCTAATGCAACAGAGGATACTGCGATAGCCAATGCTGTGGTTGCAAATAAAATAACAGTTGAGAATTTAATAGGAGCCATCCCCATGAGAATCCACGAAGCAGCAACGATAGCTAGGGTTATGGATACTAATACTAATCCACCTATTGCGATATCCTTTAGGCTAACTCCTTTTATTCCTTCCATTAGTGGTTTAATAGAATATGATATAACAACAAAGGCAGCTGCTATAGCAACAGCTGTAAGTAACTTAAAGAGATTAACCGGTCTTACTGCTTGTAGTATTGCAGATGATATAACGATTGCTATTGAGAATAGTGTGAATATAACTGGTAGTTCTTCTAAAATAGCATAGTCTTGTGGTTGGATGTCTCTTAGTCCTTCCAACATTTTACCCATGCCTAATGATATTACACCAAACATCGCTGCAATAACTATAGCGGTTGCTAGTTGAGGTAAACTTATTGGTATTACCCCTTGTAATATTACAGATGAGGCAACAATCGCAACTGATATTGCTAACATTATTAACGGTAATATTGCTAGATTTGCTAAGTCTGTTGTTTTAACTTTTCTTAATCCGGTCAATAATTTATCAAACCCATATGATACTGCAGTAAACATACCAGCTATTAGAATAGAAGTTATTAATTGACCTGGACTAACTGGTATAACAAAATTTAAAATCAAGGATGAGGCAACAATTGCAAGAGATACAGCAGCCATCACTAAGGCTAAGTTTTTTATTTGAGCTGGTTTTATGTCTTTAATATTTTTTAATATATTATTTAATCCATATGAAACAACCGTGAACATAGCAGCTATTGCTATTGAAGTACCTAACTGAGAAATACTAATCGGTATAACAAATGCTAATATCCAAGATGAAAGAGTTATAGCCGTAGCCATCGCAACCGAAACTTTAACTAGATTTTTCATCTGTTCAGGTTTCAGGTCTTTCATCTTTGCAATCTCCTCAAACGCCATCGCTATTAGTGGTAGTGCTAGGGCTATTGCTAATACTGACATAACATTTACATTACCGATAATCTTGAATGCTAATCCTATTGCTAGTACACCAGCAGCGATCATTAATACTGTACCCAATCCACCTTTTATTCCACTATCCTGATTTGGATCTGTTACTTTATCTAGAGGTGAAACTTTAGTTGGTTGTTTTTTACTTAGACTTAATAGTGTTTGTTGACCACTTAAAATCTTTTCTTGATTTTTTATAATTTGTTTATTATCACTTTGTATCTGTTTAATACCAGCATCTATTGATTTTAACTTTTTATCAATGTTATTTGTACTAAGTGCATTACCAATAGAAGAAGTTTTCTTCTTTTTAGGATCTAAGGAATCCGCTATTTGTTGTAAGGCAACCGATAAATTATTAAGAGCATCAAGTAGTTTCTTATCCATTATTTCTTTGAAATATTATATAGGTATATATAAATATATTATTTACCTTTAATATATATATTAATATCATGATAATAATGAAATTCGAAAAATGGTCTAAATATCTATCACTTCGTGAGTCTGTAAAGGATATAGAGTTAAATCTTATCTTGGATAAGATTCATGATCGTATTACTCTAACCAAAAGGGAAGAAGATTTCTTATCTAAGTATGATTCTATATTAGAATCTGACTTTAGGGAATTTTCTGGTTTATCCAAAAATGATGCTTTTCTTAAAATATCTAATCTACTGGAAAGTAAGAAAAAGGTTATATGTGATCTTTATGATAAAAATGGTAGAATAGAAGATGAGATTATTTCTATTTATAATGACTTTGAAAATGAGAAGTCTATAATAAGTCTTAAACATGATGAAAAAGCTTATCTCTATGATAGATTCTTATATGATATAAAATATAACTTCCAAAAGGATACTTACTCACTTCGTAGTGGAGAAGAGTTCTTTGAAAAAATACATATTAATAATGAAGATTAAAAATTGGTTTCAGTTCTTAGAATCAATAAGTGGTTGGGAATTAGTCGGACAACACATGGGACCATCATATCCCGAACAGAAACTACCAGTTACCTTATCACCAAGTAGTACTGAAGTACTCATGGATAAAGATGGTAATTTTTATGTTTATGATGATTATCAATCATTATATCAAGATTATCTTAAAAAAGGTGGTAAACCATTGGAAGGGTTTAATAATAATAACCTACAAATAGTACTGGATCTTATTAACCAATCCATTTAGTTTTCAAATATTGGTTTACTTTATTTACTTCTTCTTCCGTTAAAGCTCTATTGTAAATCAACATCTCACAAAAAATATTATCCAACTGATTCGCAAATGGTTTGTTACTGGGATCTGGTGTGTATGATACATCAGTGACATCTCCTAAAATAAGTTTTGATCGTGTTTCAAGTGATATACCATTTGGGGTAGTGTATAAATATTCCGTATCGACAGGATCCATTCGAACTGATTTAACTATATCATCGGTACTTATTGAAACTATGTTGATTTTATTTTTTGGTATCTTACCAAAATCTAAATCAGCGTATGATAAAGATTCTGGAGTTTCTAAATAAAATAGAGAATCTCCATTTGTATATAAGGATATATTAGACCAACCACCGAAGGCTCCGGATAGTAATCGATTACCTGGATTAAGTATTGAAAATTTATAACAATAGAACCTCTCATCTATGTATGGTTTTGTTGTAAAAACATAGAATATTGTTTTTTTAGTATTGAAACTAGTGTCCGGAAAGAATCCACTTAAAGTATCTGTACCGGGATGTCCACTAAAATATATACCAGTATTGTAATTTAGTTCAGGGTTTGGTCCAACTAGTGTTGGTATATCACCATGAGTATCTGATGATAATAACATACTTGATACTTTATCTTGTAACTTTAAAACATATGGTAGGTTGGTATCTGAACTACCATTATTTATAGTAGATATATCTGCAGCATCAAACCAATGTATTAAATCTGGTATTTCGTCTGGTCTTCTTGATATAGTGTATATAGGCATATTAACTCCAATCTTTCCATTTATTATTCAAGTATGATATAATATCTTTATCCTCTTGATCTGATACATAAGCACCAACTATAATAATTTCTCCTATATCATAGTCTCCTAAAGATACTCCGTCATCTGGGTTTGATGGATCAACATTTGGTTTACCACCTAACCATAACCAAATGTTACCACCAGAAGTATATAGAGCAGTACCATTATTTGACGATACACTACAGAACCCATTTAGATTAACTTCACTTTCTGGGTCTGTGTGTAGTTTTGCGTTCTGTATACCATCTCTGGTATCCCTTGAAGAGAAGATATAGTTAATCGAAGTAGAACCATAATCGGACTTTATTTTGGTGGAGCTTCCTGAATAGTCAATATTATAATCAGTATTTGGTAGACCTATCTCTATTGGGTTCCTGTATGACCATATATATTGTGATAAATCAAAAGCTCCTATATAGAATAAAGTATTTGATCCAGATATTGATTCTGTTCCTGTGTATCTATGTACTATGTAGATTGACCTGGCTAGTTCATTACCAGATATTAATGTGGCGATAAGAGGTGCCTCTCCAATTTCGATAAAGTTTCTATTTGTTGTTCTAAATTTTGGATTAGATGTTCCACTAACTATTGAAGAGTCTCCGAATCTTGGAGCACACGAAATTATAGAATCACCACTTACTGGAAGTGATCGATCCGTATAAGTAGCTATGTCATTGAAATCAATCCAATGTACTTCTCCATATTTATCATATAGTCTATTAATAATATTTAATCCACCTGATGTCATGATTAAGCTAATCTTTCTATTGTTGAGTGATAGATCTCATATGATGCGTCACCATCACTACCTAGTACAACATCGATAACATTACTATTTGTAGTATCGACTCCTTGCCCCCAAGTTGTATTATCGAACAAGTGTAGTTGATCATTTTGTAATGTGAAAATACCACTACTATGTACTGAACCAGATACACCAACATCTCCAATTTTTATCTCATATGATAATCTAAATGGTTCATTTGTTAATGAAGTACTCAACGTATAATCATTGCTTAGTAGTATTGTCCCCATGTATAATTTAATCTTTAGAATATTTGTAGTTGGTACGGTGGTTGTTACAGTACCAGTTAAAAATATTCTAAATGATTTACCTTGAACCATTGAGTATGCTGGGACAGTTGTATCTCCGATATAGTTACCTGTAGTTAAATCAAGTGATGATCCTCCGGATGGTAGACTTAACTTTCTAAAACAAGAATATATAGTACCGCTTAACCAATCATTAGTAAATGATCCCTCTGTATAATTTAGAGATTTTTGTATAGTATCATTTATATCAATGACTGGGAACTCTTCAACATGAGCATAATCGGTACCCATATTAGCCAATACAGTCATTGGTGGTACAACACCCTCATCTAAAATATAAGCTTTCCATATTCCATCATATGAGTCATACTTATACTGTATTACTTGATTTTGTCTAGTTAATCTTGAGTTGTTAACTGATGAGAAATATTCATTTATTGTAGTATATACTACACCAATATCACTATCATCTTTCAATAAAGTAAATTGAAATCCATCTATCCCATCCACTAATGATGTATCAATCGTTATTAGATATGATCCGGTTGTTATAACATAAACATAGTCAAGTTTGGTTGGGTCTATTGTTAGGGTTGTTCCCATACCATAACTCCAATAAATGACTTTTGAGTCTATTGATATAACTCCTGATGAGTATGTTAATCCTAACCCAGCTAAGTTAGGATCTATTCCCAATCCCGGTGATAATGTTAATCCAGAATAAGGAGTCAAGTCAACTGATACAACTGATATTGGATACTCATTGGTTGATGTTAGACCTATTCCAAATTCATATTGTTGAGATTGTGTCCACGTACCAACTCCATCTACATCCGATACTAGATAATATCCTAGAGACTCAGTTGTGTCATTTAATCTAAAAGCTCCAGATTGTGTTGAGTTAATATGTAGTTTAGTTTGGGGGTTATCTGTTCCAAATCCAACATTACCATTATATAAAACATTTATTGAATTTGGATTTGAACCTGTAGAATTTCTTACTTTAAAGGCAGAGTATGTTGAGGATCCGCCAAATGGTATTACATCTAATACAGATGTTGGTATATAGTTAGTTGTATTATTAGTTATACTTACTCCTGTTAATCCACTGAAAAGAATACTTGATTGTGTAAAATAAAGACTTGAAGTACCAGATACCGAAGTAGCTCCTGTATAAAAAGCAACTTGTCCAGATAAACCTGGATTAACATAGTTAGGTCCTCCTGTTCCACTAGATCCACCGGTTATACCCAAGGAAGATACAGAAACCATTTCTATTCTACCGGTTGTTAAGTTTATAACAGCGACACTATAAGATCCGGAAGAATAAGTTATTCCTTTACTAAGTCTTATATCATTGAATAGAGCATATCCACCAGTAACACCTAATGCTTGTGATGTGGAACTTGTACCAGTAACACGGAGGGTATTTAATATTTTAGTCATTTATTATAAATATTTATAGAGTATATATTAAAAATAAAAAACCCAGACTTGACGGTCTGGGTTTTAATATTTGATTCAAGTTATTACTGTACAGTGAAACCACCTGAGTTAATAGCTCCTGTTTTAAGGATAGTGATGTTATTAACAATAATACCCATACCCTTGATCGGTTCAACATAAGTATCAAGAACACCGATTTGGTTGTCAATGATTGTTGCTGTATTATTTTCACTATCACATTTATTGAAATAGTTATATAATCCATTTTTACTTATGTATCTTTCACAGATAACGTCAGCTCTAAGTTTAATCTCAGCTCTGATATCAGATGTGTTGAATTTCCACTGGAAGTCAAGTAACATTGATGCTAACTCTCTTTCAAGTTCGATTAATACTTCTCTTACGTGTAAGTAAGAAAGGGCTGATTTATAAAGAGTTTGACCGGTATTTTCAGTTTCAATAACGAAACCTCTATTTCTCTTATAAACTATTGGGTTCATTTGAGCTCCGTTCAAGTTCTCAATATCTGTTGGGTTGAAGTTCATCTCAATACCAGCGATATTATTTACCTTACCATTTGTTACACCAGCTGCGATTGTCCATGGTGTTATTGATGTTACATTTGAGTTTTGTTTTCTCATGTAAGTCGTTGCTACGAACATAGCTGGTGGTACGTCAGTTGGTCTACCATTGTCATTTACAGTTACATAAGGTAAGAAATAACCTACTGAACTAGCACCTACTCCGTCACCGAAAGAGTACAAGAAAGCTGGATTCGACTCCAAGTCACCACCTTGTGCTATATAAGCTGTGTCTAAAACTCCGTCAGCGTTTAAGAAGCTTGGAGATGTTGACTTCTTAAACGACTTCATAGAAGGCATATTTAAGAAACCAAGACAGTCTAATCTTTCACCACAGATATCAACTAACTGTTGTTTAGATCTTTCTGTTAGACCAAGACCATAAGCGTCAACTAAGTATCTGATGTCAAAAGCTTCCTTGTTTGTTACTGCCTTAAATAAAGGAGTACCTTTAGCCATTAAGTTTAAGATATTACTTTGTTGAGCTTCAGTTCCATCTGGAAGAGACGCTTCTCTTAACTTAAATCCTTTAAGTGGAATAGCTTGATATGTAGTAACATAGTTATCGATAGTTGAATATCTCATAGTTTGTAATCCACCACCCACAACTACCTTATTAATAGGAGAGTCACAAGTTATTTCTACAAGTGTTGTATCAGGAGAATAAAGCTTCTTACTGATTATTCTTGTTAGATTTCTTGGCATTTGACCTGCTTCAACCATAGTCATATCTACATAAGCTTCTAAGAAATCACCTACAACCACTTCAGCATATCTAGTAGCGTTTACTAGTATCTTATTGGTTACTGGAGTATATCCAGTTGGTTGTGATATTTCTATAGTTTGTTTATAGTTTGACTTATCAGATATAAGTGTGATAGTTGTATTATATACAGCATTGATCGGTAAAGTTGCTTGTAACAATTCGTCCATATACTTAACATATAAGCTATTAGAACTATCTAAATACATTTGTAAATAGATTTTTGTTGAAGCGTCATATACAGTTGTTATACCACTTAGATCCTCATTTACAAGATTTGCATTTGTTATTCTATAAGCGTTATATGAACCTGTATAAGCTACCCCAGTAGCTGGGTCAGTCAAAGATGCATGATAATCATGATCTCCGTCAAAGATGTAAGATCCGGTATTCAATGAAGATCCTGATATTGATACTGTTGGGTAATCAAGTGGATTAATTGTTCCGGAATCAAATACTATATAACTCTGAGTACCAGTGTTTTGGAATACAACTCTTGTTGGTATTGTTGGGTCTATTACATTCTGATAGAAGTAGTCACCAGTGTTTACAACACCATTGAAGAAACTTGTATAGAAGTTAGAGTATTGACCGACCACACCAAATGATGCAGTAGCTATAGTACTTCTTGTATTGAACCCGTCGTTTTCTATTAATAACTCATTGTCCACTTTATAGAACATTAGGTTTCCTAAAGAAATATCGGTAGGTGTTGTAGAAGTACCTAAGTTTAGGGTAAATGATTTATTTGCAGTTGTAGCTACATTATATGTTACAAGTGATGCTCCACCTAATGAAAGTTTCTCAAAAGTTGTTACATCTTTTAACATAGTCATTTCATAAAGATTAGATGAATCTAACATATTAAGTATGTAGTTGAACAACCTTACCCTTCTATGTCTTTCATAGTTATTTGTCGAGTCAGTTGCTGCTGTATCGGTGAATGTTACCTTTATCTGACCAGCTGAAGGGTTAGTAATAGTAAAGTCTGTAGTTAGTTGTAGATCAACATATCCAGAGTTATTGACCATTACATTTGAGTATGTAGCATATGAGAAGAATCCGTTTACTACATTAAAATTCATATATCCTAAAACTAAGTCATTAGTACTTAGACTTGGATTTGTTGATGTTGTACTATCTTTACTTAAAATATTACCACTAGAAGATTCTATATAGAATACGGATACATAAGATGAAGTGGCAGTAGATAAAGTATAGTTACTTGAACTTGAGGGTATAGTAAATGTTGTTGTACCATTAACTCCACTATTAACCAATACTTTAGAACCTCCAATAACAGCATATGATGCAGTTGAACCTGAACCAAGGTTAGCATCAGCTACATTAAATGATACTGATATTGAACTAGTTGATCCTATATTTAAAGATGATCTAGTAACACCGTTAATATAACCTTCAGCAAAGTAAGTAGTTCTTGTTGGACTCCCCCAGTCTTGTCTAGTTATAGACATACTAGGACCGAAAGCCGCTACATTACCCACCATATCAAGTGGTGTATTGGTGAAAGTTAAGTTTTCAGTTATTGTAGCTGAATATGATAAATAATCTATAGTAGCTTGACCATTATCAACAAGAGCGTCTGTGTTAAGAAGATTGTTACCAATCAAGTCAACCATACCGTCTGGATAGAAAGCTTCAAGCTTATCAGCATCAAAGTAACAGAAGATACCAGTTTTATCTGTATCGGCGTTTATTATTGTCTCGATGAATATATTTTTACCATTAGAGTCTCTGAAATAAGGGATTAATGATAAACCTTCGTAGTATGCTAAAACATTAACATTTCTATTGTTTATGAAATTGGAAACTTGTGTTTTAATAAGACCATTTGAAGTAAAGTAGCTTGACCAGATAGAATCTACAGATAGTTGTTGATAGTTTGACCAATCACCAGCAACCACTACTACATCGACCATATAGTCAGAAGCATAGTCTAACTGATTTAAATAAGATGGAACCTTATCAGCTGAACCATACCACTGTATCATATTAGAATCAAATCCATTCATTTTTGATTTGTAAATGAAAAGTGTTACATACTTATCAGATAAGTTTGTGAAAGCTAATAATCTATCAGCGATATCTGGATCATTCTTAGTTAGAGTGATGAAAGACTCGGTACTTCTTTTCCAAAATCCTGTAGTATCAAACATCTTTCTATAAGCTCCAGTTCTTTCGATGTCATTAGACTTATCTGTTCTAGTTGATACTGATTTATATTCTACTGTATCCAATGTATCGGATAAGTAACCTAAGTTGATTGCATAAACTGGACTTGACTGTAACATCTGTGCTACAGTTCTGTGAAAATATGAACCTTTTCTCTCTAAATTTGAATCAATGTTTCCAAATATACTTTGTAAGTCATTAACATTATTCAACAGAACTGGTGTGTTAAGTGGTCCTTTTCTAGAGGAACCCATAACTAAAGTTGTAATACCAGCAACTGTTGGTGAACTGATAACGGAATTGTCAAATTCTTCTATGAAGATACCTTGTCTTTTGTATTTTCCAATTTGAATTGCCATAATATTTATTATTTTTTATTTACAGTATATATAAAAAGTAAAAACTTATTTTTTTCACTTTTCACCTTTTTGGTCGTTATACATGTTTATTTGGGTTTTGGACTTTTTATTATTATCCATCATTTTCTTTAGCTCGTCTCTAACCTTCTTCTCTTGATTAGCAAGTTCAAGATTTTTATCCTGTAGTAATTTCTGTTTATTCGTAAGGTCTTGTTTCTTCAGATTAATACTTTCCTTACCACTTTCAGCAGTTGCTGGGTTGGAAGCCACATTAGTGGTATCATCCTTTATGGTATTATTTAAATCATCTATACCTTTCTGTATATCATTTACTTCTCTTCTTATCTCACACGATTTAGCCCACATACCTAAAAGGGGGTTATTAAATTTCATTAGTTTCAAATTTGGAGAGTTGATGTACTTCTGTGTTTGAAGAGTCTTTACCAGATCTTGTTCAGTTTTATAGTTTACATAAATATTCTGTAAAGCTGTCTTCTTTGAGTTAAACTCGTTTATCCATTTTTCCATATCATTAAAATTATTCATACCACTAACTTGTTCAGGTGGATCAGTTTCTTGTGGGATAAACTTTTCAGATATGAAATTGGAATATGTATTTATATACTTCATATTATATATATTAATATCATAAATACATTTTTAGAGATAAATATATATAATAAAAACTATACTAAAAATATATGAAACATTTAGAGTCATTCAGTGGATTTGACAAGCAAAACGAGTTATTTACTACTATAGGTAGGATGGCTGGAAAATTAGGATCTGCTATAAAAGATAAAGTAGGATCTGAAAAAGAAAAAAGATCTAACACAGGTCCTAACTCATCTACTCCTGAAAAAGAAAATAATGACGAAGATCTAGCAAGAGAAATAATGACCTACTTAAATGGATTAAGTAAAGATTATAATAAATCGGGTAGGTTTAATCAATTTGATGGAAATGGTAGTAATGTTACTCCTTCTACAAAAGATGCATTCTTCTTCTTAGGTCAACCATTTACAAAGGATCATACTTTATATAGAGTTGATATGATGAAACACATTGACTTTAGAACTACCGGTGATCCAGAATACACTGTTATGATTAGTAAGGTAGATAATGTTCATAAAGACAGAACATTTGGGGGTTTAGGAACTGGTATACATTTAAGGGGTAGAAAAGGACCATCCACCAGAACTGGTGGAACTTTCAACAAAGCAGAAGTTTTAAAATGTAGTCAACCTTTAGCTAAACAGATTTGGCTAAAGGCTGATGAGATTAATAGAAATAGACAGAAGAGTAATACAGGTGACGCTCGTGGTGGTAGTAATATTGGAAATTAACTTTTATCCAAGAATTCTTTCTCTTCTTTTGTAAGGGATGAAATACCATTAGCGTGTATCTTTTCCAAGATAGAGTCTAATGATAAATCTTCAACTTTTTTATTTAATTCAATAGAGTCAAATGGACAAGTTTGTCCTCTCCTAAGTGGTTCGAGATTAGTAATAGTATCCAAAAAGAAAGGAAATAAATTCCTTTCTTTTTTTGTTTCGTACCCAACTGCATAAAGTGACGCCTTATCAAGCCATACTTTATTCATAGGAGGATATCCCCTGTGGTTTCCGGTTTTGCATTCCCAGAAGAAATTGGGGTCTATAACATCCAGTTTCATTTCAACTAAAAAAGATTTTAAATCCTCTATGGTTTTAAAATCTCTTAAATCTATAACAAATACAGAGTATGTAAATTTAGAAAAGTCGGCCATTGTATTTTTTATTTAATACAAAGATACGACTTTTCTATCATATTACCAAAATCCCCAAGTTTTACCTTGTTTTATAAGCTTTTGATTTAAATTATCTTGAGTTGGTTTTCCATTTTGATCACAGAAATCAATCATTGGGATCTCATCGTCCTTTTTTTCATTAAAACAGATTAGATCCTTTTGCTTTATATCAGATCCAACTCCATTAGCATCAAATCTTTGTAACTTAGATATTTTAACTAAAGCCTTTTTGGTATCATAAGTTGAATTTGGTAGGTTTTTTGAGCTATTATCATCTATAATAAAATTATACTTAATTCCAGACTGTGGTTCTCCCCAAATATTAACAACCGGAGTTGACTTATCTCTTATATTACAGTATACTATAGCTATTCTACCAGAATCCCATGTATTTCGCATAATACCATAATATAGATATTTGGTTTCTGTACTTGAATCTTTTGTGGACCAATCATGATAGTCTAACCCTCTGGTTTGACCCCCTCCTTTGTCTTTCCATTTTTTAGCCATCGTTTGTCTATCATATGTGAATTTAAAATACACATATTCTTTTCCGTCTTCTTTTTTAACATCAAGAACTTGAAGGAATATAGCTGTATGTTTAAGGCGAGATGTCTTTCTCTCATCTTTAACTGGGAACAAGAAAAATTTATGTTTATCATTATCCTCCGAAAACTTTTTCTTACTAAATGTAGTCCATCTAATACTATTTTTTTGTTCACTTGCTCCTGGGAGTTCAGTGCTTCTTACTGGTCTAGGATCTTCGGATGGGCCAGTAACTATTCCAAAGTATTTCTTCATAAGTTTCTTACGAGACCCCTCAAAATCCCTAACAGATTCCGTATCAATCATTTCTGATAAGAAGTCAAGAATGATAGTACCATGCTTACTACCCTTAGTTAGTTCACCAGCATCTACTCTATTTCCTGTTTCCGCTTCATATATTTTGGACTCATTTTTCTTTGGGTTGAATACATCTTCTGCACCAGGTACAATGAACTCAACATTAGAAAGTATCTTTCTATATTGCTGATCTTCTAATATTTTTGTAACACCGTCTGTCCATTTTTCCCATATACTTTTAACAGCCCACGGACCTTCACCGTCTAGTCTACTTGGATTGGGTCTTGAGCCTGATCCTAGATAAACATATTCTCTAAATGTTTTATTAGAAACCATACCATCTTTTCTACCAGATGGTATTACTTCTGTAAAATAAGTATTATGAGCTTTTCTACAAACCCGAACAATAGCAATCAACGGATCTGGTCTTTTACTAAGATCCAGAACTTTTTTATCTTCTCCTTTATCAATCATTGATTGTAGGTCATCGACCATCCTTTGAGTTAGTCTATGTGGTCCTTCACCCTTACTCATCATTTCGTCCTCATGTGGTTTCCACATAGTATTCCATAGATTCTTAACAGTCCTTTCTGCACTATTGTCCTTATTGACTTTATTGTCATCATCATCATCATCTGAAGGGGAGCTACCAATACCACCAGTCGGATTTGTACTACCAGTACCGCCACCCGGATTGAAATTATTCTCCAATAAGATCCAACTTTCTTTTTTAGAAATTAAGTCATTCAACACCAAAATAGATTTTAGTATATTAATAGTATTGACTGATACTTGTGAAGAACCCATCTTAGTAGTATCTGATTTAGGTTCTCCACTCTTTTGGTTTTGATCCTGATTGTTTTTTTGATTCACATTAGGTTCTCCACTCTTTTGATTTTGATTCTGGTTGTTAAGTGATCTATTCTTCTTATCATTGAAATACTTTAACGATCTTTTATCTGCCTCATTTATCTCGATACTTTCATTTCTCTTTAACGTTATTGCTTCATAATTCTTTATGAAGTTTTTTATAAATTCTGCTTTTGGTCCTTGACTATTTAATATATCCTGACCTTTATAAGCCATTATAACATTTGACAATAGTGATATTGATTTGGAAATGTTATTAATGCTGGTATTTCTATCCCTGAAAATATCCTCCTTTATAAGTTGTTCGTAACTAATTCTATTCTTACCAATAGTTGATGTGTTAATAACTAATTGTTTAGTTATACCGTTTATAACTTCGGTAGCAACTCTTTTCTTTTCTAAATCATTTGAATTTATATTATCGAGTGTTGCTTTAATATCAGCAATTAAATTAGATGCTCCACTTTTTGTAAAGCTCTGTATAACCTTGTTCCATGATATTTGTTCAATATTATTGGGTTTATCAGACTCCCCACCTTCACCTAAAAGATCAACTAGAAGATCATAAAGATTTTTGTCTTCATCATCAACTTTTACTTTTAGTTTTTCTTTCTCATTATCATTTAACTTAAAGAAAACTCCCTTAAACTGTTTAAACTTATCAAGTCCTTTTATTTCATTTTCTTCCTTTCCTTCAATTTCCTTAGATAGTTCAGAAGCTAAATCTTTTAGTTGTTTTATATTTGATGTGGTTTCATTATCTTCATTTATAAAATTGGAATACCTAGACAATCTCAATGACTCATTTACACTTTGTAATCGAGTAAGTATAGAATTCATTCTTGCAGAAAATGGTCTTATTTGAGCACTGTTACCACCAACCGGAGTTTTTATAGTAATTTTTCTTAACTCTTCAGTGAAGTCACATAAGTCATCTATAAATTCATCCCTATTTTTACCTACATACTTTTCGAGATCAGGTAGTTTTGTTGTTATTTTATCTATTATGTTTTGCATAATAGATTTTGTAATAGGTCTTCTATTTTCAATTAGTCCAGGTATATCTGCTCTTGGATCATTAGGATCCCACATTGGTGTTGAACCATCCCATCCTATTAGGAGATCTAATTTCTCTTCATCAGACATTGGTGATAAACAAATATCTTTCATTTCCTCAAGAGCAACCATTATATAATATTGATTGAATTTTGCTCCGGTTTCTCTAGTTAAGGATTCTGATACTATTTGATCCAATTGACCTTGCAACTCTTCCAAAATCTTTGGAATTTTAGTTTCATTATAACCTATTTTAACCGATCTTATTACTGAGTTAATAAGTCTACCAACGAGAGAGTCCCCCCATCTAATATCGTTCTCAAAACTTTCTTGAATCATTCTAGATGACTTAATCTGTTCATTGATATTTGACTTATCTACTATAACTTCTCTATATAGAAAATCGTTCCTAGACTTTAGGTATCTCATTTTAATCTTTATATTTTCTGTATATATTAATTCTTTTAAGTCTAAAAATGATAAAAAAATTATTATCAATAGGAATCACGATTTACAGATTTAAAAAAATATAATCATAAAAAATCTCAAAATTTTTGATTATGATGGTTTTTGTATCAGAATAATAAAATATATACTTCAGTAACAATGATTTAAATGTAGAAAATTTTATGAAATTTAGTGAGTTACTTTACAACGGCAAAAAGATAGTTAATCCAAATACAATCTTAAACATCCTCGAAAAAGACCAGTTCCACTGGTTAATAGACTCCGAATGTGAGGATGCAAAAATCGAAATCAGAAATAACACTTTGATATGGCATGATGGTAGTTACTACTCAGGTAACTGGTACTATGGTATTTTTAAAGGTGGAAACTTTTATGGTACGTTTGAAAATGGTATTCTCGAAGGAGGAAACTTTAATGGCAAATTTATCAGCGGAATTAAATCTGATAAGATATAAAAAATCACTTTTCTTTTTATGAGAAAAAAACGTTTCACAAAGCAAACCAACGTAAATTTTAAAGACTCGGACGTTGTCAGAATCAGTGAAGAAGTGGGTCAGTATTTCTTCGAAGTAGGTAGTGAAATTACTACAGACGTTGCTGAGGCTGTTGCTATTATGATGAGAAACCCAAGAACAGACAATTCTATCTGGTCTAAAAAAATTCAAATCGACTATGAAACAATCGAGCCTCAAAAGGCTCTCTATTGGTTATCCGGTGGTGATAATGAATGGATTACGTTACAAAACTATAATCAACCTTGGAATAAATGTTATTTAGAATTCCAAGAAGAGTTTGGGTTTATTGTTATTAACATATTAAAGAAATCAAAAAATCTTGGAGAAATTAAAAGCGGTTTTCAAAAGTATCTAAACCTACCAAATCTGTATGAATTTGCATTAAGTAAAAATCTAATAAGATAAGTTATAAACCCTCAAATATTTGAGGGTTTTATTTTTAATATATAACATTATGAAAATAATAATATGTTCTAGTCCATGGTGTAAATCAACAGTATCCGTTCCGGATGATTATGAGAGCACTCAATGTTATAAATGTCATTCGTTTAATAATGAGTTATCGGGTGGTGTTACTTGGACTGATAAAAAGTATGAAGGTCCTAGGATGGACGGTATGGCTCATCCAATAGATATAAAAATTAATAAAGCTGGAGAAAAGAAAAGACTATGGTAAAGGGACACTTCTTTGACTTAGATGTACTTCTTAATATAGATGCACAAGCTTGGGTGGTTAATAAAGACCAACCAAATATTCCTATTATGAAAATATCAAAATCAGACTTCAATCTGATTAAAAATGGTGTGTATAGAAAGCAAGGAAATAAAATTGACTTTAATGGTCAAACCTTTTGGTTACCAACTGAAATGGTTAATAAACTTAAAATAAAAGCAAAAAATAATAAAGTTGATTTTGCTAACTTTGCCCTAAGTCTTCAAGAGTTTTTAAATAAAGACATCATTGATAATATGGATTTTACCATAAATGAGGATTTGTTAATGACTCTAAAGAATACTACCGAAGATATTTATATAATTTGTTCTAGACAAACCCAAAGAAACTACCAAACCCTTCTTTCTAAACTTGAAGAAAAGTTAAAAGAAATAGGTATTAAGGTAACAGCTTTCTACTACATTACTGAAAACTTCTATAACCAAAATAAGGATGATGTTAAGTTTAAGAAAATGAGATTATTACTTCAACATTTAGTTGGTTATAAGACCGATGATCAAAAGTTTATTGATAAAGAACTAACCAGATATGATAAGTTATACTATTATGATAATAACTATGATACTCTTAAAATAACAGATGATATAAATGGATTACTTGAAGTAATACTATCTAAAACAGATAATGGTATTAGAGATGTTATTAAAGAAGATATCAAGGAGTATAAGCCGTGTTTATTCATAAATAAAGTAAATGACAATATTCTAAATAAGATTGATCAAAAAAAAGTCATAATAAACATATCTAATGTTATTATGACCTTTGAATCATATAGGAAGTTTTAATCTTTATTCTTGATATACTTCTCAATCATATCATTTAAACTTCTGGAATCAACAATCTTACTGTCTTCCTTGGTACTGCCTTCTTCGGTTTGTTGTTCAATGTTCTTTTGTTCCATTGATTCTGATATTTCATTAAGACCCATATCCCTTCTCATATCTTTGTAATACTTCTCCAATTCACTTTTTTGACTTTGAGCGAATTTTATATTATCTCTTATTTGACCAATAGACTGATTAATAACCTCATGCATTCTAGCTGAAGTATCACCATTATCAACTTGTCTTAATTGTGTTAGGAAGTTCTTCATTGTCATCTCATCTAAGAATAATGATCTAGCATATACCTTTGAATCTTGCTTCAGTTTTGCTCTAACATATCTATGATTAGATACATCTGGATGATCCCCTAAATAGAAATCGACCATTGATTCAAGTACCTCATCGGCTTCATCTTTTGTCTTTTCAATATCCATATTGTAGTCGTAGATTTGTATCTCACCCAAATCTGGCAAATCACTTGGTTTGGCAAGGTATTTACTGACATCTAAATCTTTATTATCTTCTTGTATTTTATTAAACTCTTCTTGTAAAGAATTTAGCTTTTCCTCTTTCTTACTCATAGGAACACTATTTTTCTTATATATATTGAAAAAATAAATATTCCTATGGCAGTAACGAAAAACGTGACAGATGAAAGGAAGTTTGTATTTACAACCAAATTAGTTGAAGAAATAACTGATAAGATTAATGACGGTGTCGTTGTTAAGAGATATCAGAATCCATGGTTTAAAAGTGAAATAGGTGTTAAAAGAGCAGGTATAACATTTGCAATGACACCAGACGAGATACAAGAGTATATTAGATGCAAACTTGATATTCAATACTTCGCTGAAAAGTATTGTAGAATTAAAACAGAAGATGGTTCTATTCAGAATATAAGACTAAGAGACTATCAAAAGAAGATATTAGACTTATATACAAATAGCAGATTTAGTATTCTATGTGGTTCTCGTCAGATTGGTAAGACAATCAACGCCGCAATAACAATGTTACACTTTGTTACGTTCAATAATGATAAGAATATAATGATTGTAGCTAACATTGCTGGTACAACAATCGAGATCATTGATAAGATTAAGTCAATATATGTTCAGTTACCATTCTTCTTAAAACCAGCCATTAAGAACTGGACTCAAAGAAATATGATATTTGAAAATGGTTGTAGAATAAAATCGTCAGCTAGAAGTAAAACACCAGCAATCGGTTTTACTATTGACTTTCTATACTTAGATGAGTTTGCACATATACCCGCTACTATTATTGAACCATATTATACAGCGGCCTTCCCAACAGTATCAGCAATTGAGAACTCAAAGATTATTATAACATCAACACCAAATGGTATGAACTTATTTCATAAGTTACTTACCGATGCAGAAAGACCGGACGGGGATCCACTCAAGAATAACTATAGAGCAATGAGAGTTTATTGGCATCAAGTGCCTGGTCGATTTGTTACTTACTTTAGATTAAATAATCATAGATTATATGAGAATAAATTAACTAAAGAGGAAATTCTAAAGGCAACTGAAGACACATTTGGACATCTTACTAAAGTTGAAATGAAGTTCAATAGTGAAATAGCTAAAGATATAATCTGCATCTATAATAATGATGCTTGTCCAGATAAGCTAGTAAGAACCCTAATGATCACTAATAACGAGGGATTAGAAGTACCGATACAAGCGGTTTCTGAAGTAACAACTTGGAAGGAAGAAGCTATTAAAGACATTGGTGGTGAGGATCAGTTCAATCAGGAGTATGGATTGAGATTCGTAAATGCTACTAGATCTTTACTTAGTGAAAGTATAATAGAAAATCTATTAGATAACAAGAAACCGTTTAAATATGAGCAGATAGAAGAGCTTGATAGAAGGCTGAAGTTTTCATATTCTGATTTAAAGTGGATAGATGACGATAATATATACACACCTATTATGAGAAATAGAATAAAAGGTGTCGTGTCTATTGATATATCTGAAGGATTGGGACAAGATTACTCTGTTATGAACTTCTTTAAAGTATCTCCAAAAAGTCAAGAAGTTATAGATATGCAAAAGGATACATACACACAAATGTCCGATTTCTTTTGCTTAGAACAGATAGCTATTTATCGGTCCAATTTTATTTCAGTTAAACAACTGGCTGAACTTTTCTATACTCTGATGTTTGAGTATTTTAACTATGAGAATTTTAAAGTAGTTCTTGAACTAAACACTTTTGGTAATACTTTCTTATCAGAACTCCGTAACGTATTTGATGGTAATAATAATTATGGTAATAGTGTTTTCTTTAGATATAAACACCGAGCTGACTCAACTGAAGAAAAGATAGGACTTAAAGTTGGTGAGAATAAAAACCTATTAGTTAAAGATTATCAAGAAGCAATGGATAAGAAAAACTTCAAGATTTATAATGAGGATAACATACGAGAGATAACAACATTCGTAAAGCATATTACTTCACATGGTAATATTAGATATGCTGCTGATATTGGTAATGACGATACGGTTATGACCCTAGTTAATGGGGCTAGTGCTTTCTCTAAGTTTGACTATAGAGAAATGGTTGAGGACTATGCTAATAAAATATTAGATTCGACAACATTATCAGGATTTAAAGAAATCCTTAAAAGGATAGATTATAAAGATACCGCTGATTATTCTTCTATTATTAATATAAATAAACAAAGAAAATTTATGAATCAATATAAGAATAATAACACCTCTGGTAGTACTAATTGGTTTGGTAGAAATCTATGATAGAAGTTCTTCTATCTTTTTATCTCTTAAATCGTCTAAGAAGTCTATATAAATAGTTGATATCCATGTATCTGGTATTTCAAGACTTTTTATATAAAAATGTGTTCTTTCTGGTTTAGGTTTATCCGACCTACTAAGTTTCATAATAATATGTGGATACTTAACATCTAAAACAGTAAAAATTCTGTCAAGAGATCCTATATCAACTGGTTTACCATACTCATCTGATATAAATGGAACATCCTGACAGAATTTAAATTTCCTACCCTTAGACATATTTTAAGCCTCTTCAATAGTTACGGAAAGTCCAACTCCTTTGAGTTTGTTGTAGCTTTTCATTACAACTTCTTTATCACCGCGCTTAACATCGCACTTACCAGTGAAGTGTACGATGTGAGCACATTGAGTTGCTTGTTCTAGTTCATGTCCACAATACTTTATAAGGCTTTCAATTACGTGGTCAAAAGTATTATGGTCATCATTGTGTAGAATAAGAATGTAAGGTAAACTGAGTATTTCTTCCAAGTCTGTACTTACCTGTTCTCTTGTAATTGTTGACATATTCTTTTATTATTTTGTTGTATATATTTATTAAAAAATTTGCTTTTTGTTCACAACATCGATGATGTTGACTTTTATTGGTTGTCTTTTAGCCCAACTAACGAACTCATCCATATGTTCCTGTCGGTCATCATACATAGTGAATTCTGTAGCTTTTGGATGCTTCTTGATTATCTGCTCAAAAAGATAACACTTGAATTTCAAGGTATCTCCACCGGTGTTGCAGAAAACATCATCCATCTCAATCTCGTGTAAGTCAAGTACCCTTTGTACATGATGAGCAAGTTTAGATAAACGACCAGTTGCCAAAAAAACATAAGCTTCTGGATCAGACTTAGCCTGTAGATACTTACTATAAACCCACTGGTTTACTGGAGGGTAGAAAATCTTTAGGTTAAGAGATTCTGGGTTTCCCCACCAACCTCTACCCTGCCAAGATAATCCTGTTTTCTTCTCCCACTCTGGACGACCAGTTTCGGGTGTTGGTGTATGGATAAGGGTTCCGTCAAAATCGAAACATACAAGTTTTGTAATCATTTTTAAATATTTATTTTGGGAGTTATGTAGAAAATATATATAGCAAATATAAGGAAAGTTTTTCTTATAAAAAAATATATGTAAAATAAATGAAAAACAAGACAAACTTGATTATTATCGGGTCTTTATTAGTTGGTTTTCTACTTATGACCTTTTTTGGTGGTAAAAGTATGAAAGAATTACGAGAAAAGAATAGAATGTTAAAAGATTCTGTAACAGCTATACAAGTTCAGAGAGATAGTCTTAAAGAAGACAGACTAAAACTTGAAGGTAAGTATGATACACTTAAACTAAATGTTGATAAAAAAGAACATGAGTTAAGTCAAATAAATCATAAACTAGTAAAGGTTAATCACGAGTTACATGATGCTGTGGTAAAGGTTAATCACTATAAGTCACAATTTGATTCTATTGAATATAAAATACATAAATTAAAAGAAGAACCTATCAAGAGAACTGGGGATCAGTTATTAAATTCTCTGAAAGAAAAAACAAAGAAATAATATGAAAAAAATATTTACATTAATACTCGCTACACTTTTAAGTTTTGGTGCTTATTCACAAACAGACACTTTAGTTAAAGATACTACTAAACATGAGATAGTTTCTATAAAAGACAGTATAATAAACTCCCTTCCAAGTTATTATGTTGTCAATGGAGATACTGTGGGTATAATACTAACAATTGAACAGGCTCAAAAATTAGATAATGATGAAGAACTTCTAGAGTTATTAGAAGACATGAAGATAAGTTGTGACTCTACTATCAAACACTATATTATAGTTGTTAATAAGTATGAGAGAAAAGTTGCTATGTTGGAAATAAAAGCTAAAAAGCTTGAAGAGGTAAGGGATGGTCAAAAGAAAATGATAGATAACCTTAATCAACAAATACTTAATTATCAAGCCGATCTTAAAAAAGCGGAAGCTCAGTTAAAATTAAAGGATGAAATCATTAAAAATGATGAGAATATGATATCAAAATTGAATAAGTGGAAGTATGGTGGTATAACCGGTACAATACTTGGGTTTGGTCTCTTCATACTTCATGTGTTGGTTCATCATTAATGATAAAAAATGAGTTTTTATTTATAATATATACTCTTATAAAACAATAAAAAAATACAATTTCAAGATGAAACACATCAGAATGTTTGAAAGCTATAGAGTTAAAAGAAGAAGAGACGACATTATTAAAGAGTCTGTACTTCAAGTTAATGATATCTACAAAGTAAGAATTATGGCAGATGTTCCACAATCTTTACTAAACGCTTACGTTAAAAAAGTTAAGGACAACGTTGGTAAGAATTTGAGACAGTTCTTTGGTGATATGGACTTAGCTGAAGAAATCATTAAATGGGTGGTTCAGAACGGATTAGACGCTGATAAGATGCCGGCTAACGCTCTTGTTGGTGGTGCTCAAGGACAGGGTCAATCAGGTGCTCAACAAGCTCCAGCTCAAATGGCTCCTCAAGGACAAGCACAAACACAAATGGCTCCAGAAGGTCAAATGGCTCCAGAAGGTCAAATGGCTCCTCAAGGACAAGCTCAACCAGCTCCACAAGCTCAGGGTCAAATGGCTCCTCAGGGACAAGCTCAACCACAAGTTCAAGCTGAGACTCAACCACAAGGACAGGGACAAGCTCAAGGTCAAGCAGCTCCTCAGGGACAAGCTCAGGCACAAGGTCAGGGATATGAAGAAGTAAATCCAGAAGAAGAGGAAGAGGAAGAAAATGAAGAAGAATTACCTTCTTAATAAGATATTAAAATAAAAAAACATCAATCTTTAAGATTGATGTTTTTTTATGCAATTATTTAATATATACTATAATGAAACACTTAAAGTTATTTGAAGAACTTAATGAAGTATCTAATCTTCTAATCGTTGACGTACAGAAGTCATTTAAAAAATTCTATACACCAATGTATTTAAACGAGTTGATTAAATTTTGTAATCAGTTTACAAATGTTTATCAACTGTGGGACAATCATGTGGAAGGAAAAGATGTTGATACTGATTATTTATATCATAGTAACCCTAAAATACCTATAAGTAACGATTTATATAATTTCCCAAACCAAAAAGATCTTATTGAAAAGAGATATAACTATGCTGTTAATGCTGATTTCTATAGAAAGAATCTTGATAAGAATGTTTACAATCAGATAAAAGATCTAGAGAATAAAAAACAACTAAAAAAGGGCCAGTATTTTCCGACAAAAGTTGGTACTATTATAGTTTTTATAGGAAACAACCATCAATGGTTTGAGTGTCCTAAAAAACTTTTAAATCTTTTGAATAGTTGGAAAGGGTTAGAAGTTACGGTTGTGGGCGGGGCAAGAGAAGAATGTCTTAAAGATGTTGTTGTTGTTGCGGAAGCTTTAGGTGTGGTAATTAAAACTAATTTTATTCTTACTTACTCAGCGACTCAATGTTATTTTTAAATCCTTTTTTTGAATTTATTCTTCTTTTCGTTATACATAGATTATTAATATCTGCTACATATATTGGTAGTAATCCTTCATTAAAACATTCTTTAACAGATTTGATGTGGTCAATAGTTGGATAATCCCCATGTTGTCCCTTTAAATTGAAGTTTTCTTTAATGTATTCCCCATCATATGCATCATTTCCGTTCCAATTTTCTAATAATTTATTTCTATTATATTTTGTGAATTTATCTACCAATCTTCTATAAATTATGAAATCGTTAGTTTCAAAGTCTAATCCCATTTTATTCAATCTTTTTTTAACTTCCTCTTTTATTTTCATTGGGTGTGATTTACCATAGTTTTTTATACAACTCTTTTCGCTCTTATTTTTAAATTCTTTTGATAAAACATAATACTCAACGTTATATCTTTCTATCATTGTTTTCTTTCTTTTTTCTCTAACTTCTTCTGATTTAGATAGATTATCTACACCATATTTATCCATTATTGATAGTTTTAATTTTTCGTTGAATAGTGTATTATATTCATAACCATATTTTAATATATTATTGAGATGTCTTTTTTCTAAAATTTCTACTGATTTTGTTGGATTATCTACACCATATTTCTCTAAACAAGTTTTTTTATTTTTTCCAGTGCTACAAATTCCTTGACAAGAATAATACCCACCACTCTTTAAATTATATAGATATTCTTTATACATTATACTTCTTTGTTTTTGGCAAACATCGCAACAAACATCTATTAGGTAGTGTGATCCTTTTGATAGGTGCTCAACTTTTATTTCTATTTCATTTTTAATTTTTAAGTTGTTATATCCGTGTTCTTTTAGTGATTTGATATTTTTTGTATTTACTTTTACCATTACTGTATTTGATATAATCATATAATAAAACTTTTTTTATTTATATATAAAAAAGTTCGTTTCCTCTTTTAAACTATTTGTATAAATATAATATAATGTTGGTGATAGATGTATATTTTATAGAATTTTATATAATGAAAAAATATTCAATGAAGCTTGAAGATTTTTTTGAAGTTAACAAATCAGTTGCTTCATTTTGGAGAAATTCTAAATTTCCAGAAAGAAGATTAAAGGAATTCTTTTATAGAGAGAGTACTTTAGATGTTAAAGAATTAATATCTAGAATATATTAGTAAGTTGAAATATTACCAAACTGAGCGTATATATTGTAGTCAGCAACAGATAATAAAATAAACATCATATCTTGATAGTTATTTGGATCCTGAGTAAATATTATTTGTAGAGTATAATTAGCATTTAATAGTTCTGGTATATAAGCTTGTATTTGTTGTTCTATTATAGTCCTTACATATGATTCAGATACTTTAGTCTCATATAATAGCTCTAGTAGATTTGCTCCGAAGTTTGAATCCCCCATTACTTCCCCTTTATTAGTGAAAAGAACCATTTTATATTTCTGTATAATAACTTCTATTATCTCAGAAGAAACAACCTCATTAGCCACGTAATACGGGTCTTCTGGTCCGATAATATAAAAATCTGTAAAATCTATTGCTGCCATAAAGTTATATATTAAAATTAATATATACTCATTATGAAACATATTAAACTTTTTAAAGAATCTAAAGAATGGTATGAATCCGAAACACCGGAACAAATAGCTAAACTCATCCTTGATTATGGTAAAGAACATGAAGATGTAGATGATGTTATGACTGATATACAAACAATCTTTTGTAAAGTAAATGACGATCTTGATATAGAAAGTGTGGCGAATGATGGTATGTCATATCAAGAAATTGTAGATTCTATTAAGATTCTAATAGATAACAGGGACGATTCTTGGTATAGTAGAAAGGTAGATGATTTTCTTGATCTCTATTATACTATGTGGAGAAGAATGAGACATAATCTAACTATAGATATTATAGATGAGTTATTTGAGGATCATGATTATAAATATAAAATAACTAAATCATCTACAAGACGTGATGAGCCTATCTTTAATATATGGGTTAAGGATGTTCCTCATGTAGAGGCTGGTAAATATATAAATAGATACTTTATGACCGTAGCTGGTAGATTACCTAAGGAGTGGCAAATAACCAAAATTGATATTAAGAATAATCAAAGAAGATCTCTTGAAGGAACAGAGATTATTCGTAAAGATAATACTATTAGTATTGAGATAGTTATTGCTAAAGTAATAGGAAATGAAATAGACGACTAAGAGAACAAATCTTTTATCTTTCCAACTACAGTCATTCCTAATACGATTGGATCTGTACTTGTTTCCAGTAACTTTGTGTGTTCTGTTATAATATAGTTTACCTTGAATAACTTATCGATATAAGATTTATTATCCGATATGACCCATTCTATAAATGGTCTGCTGAATAGTCCAATCATCTCATCTATTTTATCATCACCGAAATTATTCATCAGAAAGTGGTAAGTATCGTCATAGGTCTTTGATTTATCAAAAACAAGATTATATAAATCATTTCTGAGTTTAAGATTTAAAGTAGTGTTAGTTATATTGGAACTACCGGTCTGCTTGTAATGATCTAACTCAATCATTATTGACCTAAAGTCTGGAAACTTTTTATTGATTATCTTAATCAACTCCTCTTTAGGTATCTCAAACTCCTCCTTCTTACAAATAACATTAGTTATTCTTTTGTATATCTCAGTTTTCAAGTATCTTTCTTCTTCTGGGGTTTGACAGTCAAAGTTTACTTGTATAAGTCTTGATAATATACCCGGAGATACCTTTGTTATATGGTTTGTAGTAAAAATAAACCTAACATTTTTAGCAGAGAACTCTTCTATATAAGCTTTAAGAGCGTCTTGGTATTGTGTAGATGTTCTTTCAAACTCATCTAAGAAAACATATTTTGTTGAATCTCTTGTTATATCTTTTTCTAAATCAAATCCCATATAAACCCTAGAGCAGAAATCATCTATTTTAGATCTAAGAGTATCAATTGAGGTATAAAATGAAGAGTTAAGTTCAAGATAAGGTTTATCCTTGGAGTACTTACCGATAAGTATTCTGGCTAAAGTGGTTTTACCTGTACCAAAATTACCAAATAGAATAACATTTTGGTTAAGTCCGTTTTCAAATATTCTCCGTATTCTAGGGAGTAATACAACGTCTTCTATAGTTCTAGGACGCCATCTTTCGGAGAGTAATAAATTTTTCATATAACTTATAAATAGGAATTTTTATAAGTTTTATATTTTAAAAGTTTACTTTGGTATCATTAATAAATAAATCGAATTAAAATCATTAAACGAAGATCGAGTATTTACTTCCACATCATATTTTATATTAAGTGTGTTTGCTTTATATTTAATACTTCTAACTATTTGATATAGTTCTTTTTCAACCTCACGAAGTTTACTTTTAGCGTCATCATACTCCTCTCTATTAGTTGAAAATGATAACACTTGACCCCAATCATAAATTTGATCATCAGAATGAATAAAAAGTTCATTGTTTAATTTAATCTCAACATTATAACATGGTTTCATAGACCATCCATTATAATACCTACTTATTTTATGTGACTTAATAATCTGTTCTCCAAAATTTCTCATATCGAGTATAGGTCTAATCATTTTCTCAATATCTTCCTCAGTATCGGTATATCTAGTAGATAAACTTAATCTATACAACTTGTTTATTGTTTCCATTTTCCGATCCATCCCATATACCTTATCGTTATTAACCGCATCGATAAACTCATCAACTTTAAAAGAATAGGGTGGTTTTCCACCTTTTCTCCATCCACTATTATGATCTATAAATCCAGTGAAGATAGTAGAACATTCTCCGGTAAAGTTACCTAAAGAGTCACCTATTCCAAGATTCCATAGATATTGATACATACTAACAATGGAATCTATTTTCTCTTTCAGATTAGGTTCGGATTGTGATTCAAAATATTTCAGATACTTCATTATGGTATATATTATTTTAGGAGATTGTAAATTTCAGATACTTCATTATGGTATATATTATTTTAGGAGATTGTAAAATTTATATATAGTTTCTATGATAGGTGAAAAATTTAATATGGAGGACGTATTTTTCAGAGACTTAACTGTCTGTGTACTTGATACGTTAGAAGGACAAGTAAACTGGGTAAATAGATTCACTTCTGGTGATGTAAATGTAAATGTTCCCTTCTATTATTCATTAGCAGGTGACGAAAGATTTCTATTGGATTCCTTTTCGGATGATGTTGTTTCTAATAATAGATATGTTGAGTTAAATACAGACATCATTCCAAGGGGACACATAACTCTAACGTCTTATGATATAAGAGCAGAAGAGTTTGCTAATCCCAATGTATGGTTGAAAATGGTTATTGAAAACCAAACTGAGATTAGAAAGATGTTGACTAAAGTAAGAGCGGTTCCGGTGACCGCTAAGTATGATCTAGTTATACTATTGAATAGTGAGATTGATACATTCAAATGTAGTCAGGCTATTATTGATACACTTTGGTTATATAGGTTTATGTATTTTGAATACAACTTTATGAATATTGATGCAGTCATGATTCTTCCAGATTCTAATCAGGTTGAAATATCTAGAGAAAAGAATATGACTAGTGATAATACGATTAAGTTATCAGTTTCATTTGAAGTTCAAACCTATTACCCAGCTTATAAAAAGGAGGATAATGATTCATTTGCTACTCCAAAGAAAACGAAATGGTATAGTAACATTATTCAATCACGCAATAATGCTAATGCCATGAATAGAAATTCAAATGACGACAAAGATATAAACAATCAGAAATAATGCTATTTTTAATATTTATATATACATCTTATAGATTAGGCAATGGTTTGCAACATAGGAAAGGAAATAAAAAAAGTGTAAAAAATACACTTTTAGAATCTAATATATACATTAAGAAACAAAAAAATAACGTTTGATATTATGAAGAATCTCAAATTAGAGTTATTCAACTTTAGAAAAAATTTATCTTTGGATCAAGAAGATATTTCTGTAATACTTGAAGGACATATAAATGCTTGTAATGACTTATCAGAGAAGCAAATAGTTAATTCATTAAATGAGAAACTAAAATCATACACCTTTGATAAGAGTATTAAAGGTTTATTAGAGTCGCTTAATAATGACATGGCTGAATATCAGCTTGTTTATGAGCTTAAGCACTTATACAATGTTCTCAATAGCCAAAACCAAGGAGAGATTTATAGACAACCTATCAATGTTCTTCTTCAAACTATCAATCTTGAGACAGATCAAGATAGAATGTCAAAGGTTTTAAATGAGTTAGCAATTTATGACTGGGTTCCAGAAATTAAATTGTTTGTTCATAACTTAACTAAGTCTCCTCAACAAAGAACAAATCTTCTTTCTGGTGGTAAATCAGAATCAATATACACTATTGTGGAGCAAGTTGAAGAAGGTTATATTTGTTTAGTTAGAGATTCTTGGTTCTTACTTTCTGAGAATAATATAGAAAAGGTTCTTCTTGAAACATATGTAACTGATAATGAAAAATTAGCTACATTGAGAAATCTTCAAACTGGTATGCAGTTCGCAACTATCTATGAAGATAGAGTTAACTTCAGAATATCTGAAAACTTAACAATCGGTTTAGCTGTAAATAAGAAAGGTGTTATCTTTATCAATGATGATGAGATGAATAAAGAAACTACACTTGAGAGTTTATTTACATCACCTATTATTCCTATCGTGAATAAGAACTTCTACCCGGTTTTACTTGAAACATCAAATAACTTAAATAAATTTGTTGAAATGGATGTGGTTAAAAGAGTTTCTAACTTGATTAATCCATATCTTGAAGTTTTTGCATTCAACTATAAAAATGCTACATATTTATATCGTTGTGATGAAAGATACGGCAATTCATTCTTTAAATATGAATCGGCACTTGAGTTAGTAAATGAAGTTAGAAATGAATTAAACTATGACTTAACATTCTTCTATGAAAATAAAATGGGTAAAGAATTAATTACTAAGAGAAAATTAGAAGATAAGGAAAGAGAAATCACATTGAAATTAGAAGACGTAGATTTTAACATTCAAAAAGTAGAATCATCAATCAAATATATCGGTGAATCAAAGGCACTTAATGTAGCTTTAAGTAACTTAACTAAGAGAAAAGAAAATCTTGACTCGGAATTACAAGCTGTTAAGCAACTTCAATACAAGGAAAGAATTAAAGGTTAATAACAGAAATAAAAATACAAAACCTCAGAAGAAATTCTGAGGTTTTTTTTTAATATATACATTATTAAAAAATAAATACTAGTATGAAAAAAATTAGAAAGTTTAATGAGTTCTTCTACTCTTTTCCACATGAAGATGGAATCGAAGAATCTCCTAAAGGAGATGTTAAATGTGAAAGCTTTGAAACATTTGAAGAATTTTCAGGATATGTAAAAGCCAACCCCGATATATTCAATAATGTTAAATGGTCACTGTTACCAAAATATAAGGAAAGTGGGAGACACTTTAGTATGTATGTTAAGCCAGGTTGTAGATTCTCTGTTATATCTGATTGCTCTGTTACTCCGTGTAAGGTACTTGGTGTTGTAAGTTGTGATGGGGTTGTAAAACACTGTGTGGATCAAAATGATAAACCTTGTAAACCAGGTGATTTACAAGAAATGCTTTCTCAATTAGGCATGACAGAAAAGGATCTTTAATATGGGAAAAAGTTATCAGAATCTAGAATTGGTATGAAATTTTCTGATGAACACAGAAGAAAACTTTCGGAAATAAAAAAGGGGAAAAAAATACCACAGGAGGCAATCGATAGAAGGAATCAAAGTAATAGTGAGAGTGTTAAAGTTGGTAGACTCTGATAAAAATGAATATTTTTTGATAAACTAAAAGACGCTGTTAAATTTACTGGTGTAAATAGTAAACAAATTACAAATCTTGCATATAACATGAAAGCGTCAAGGAGGGGGTTTATGTTCTTCCTATAAAAAATAATCGAACGCTTATCTATTTACACAACAAAGACTTATACGTAGAAATTATTGTATCAAAAGCTCAAGGAAAACTAACAAACAAATCTAAATTAATGTTAGAGATCTTAGCTAAAAGAACCATCAAAAAGATGAGATACTATAATAACGATGACAGAATGGATTGTTATCAATCTGGTTTACTAGATATGTTTTCCAACTGGCACAATTTCAACGAAGAGAAATCAGACAACGCATTTGCTTACTTCACCGAAGTATTCAAAAGAGGTCTAGCTAAAGGTTTCAACGACCTTTATAAGAAAAAAGGTGATAACGAACACTTGATTAAGTTAATCAGTATTGAATCATCAAATGATGGAATGGGTCTTCACTCACTCTAAAAATAAAACCTCTCAATTGAGAGGTTTTTATTTATGATGTTTCTGCTTTCTTTTTATCTGACTTATAGTTATTTTAGATTTTTACATTATATTTGTGAAACAAAAAAGGTTTTATTAAATAATATAAGTATGAAGAAAGTATTTCTACAATATTGGGAAGAGTCAGAAAGAGGATGGGGTGTTAGACCAGATGGTTGCTCCCTACACGTAACAATGGTGGATCATAATAAATACGTGAGTAGTATATACTCAGATAGGGATCCTGAAAATGTTCCCCATGAATATGACAGAACGTGTGGTAGTGTAATAACCGCATTAGTAAGCGAAACTTTATACAATGAAATTGATAATGGTAGTTTGAGACTTTCTCAGATTTCACTTTCTAACTGTAGAAAGTTACAAGAAATAAATATTATATCACAAGATGAGTTATCTAACTAGTATATTTTGGTGGCTTCCTTTATTTTTTATTCTGTTTGAGATTTATCAAATCTCAAACAGATCCACCTTTTATTTTAAACCGGTTGACAGTAATAAACCGATAAAGTACCTATCCTTTTACTATGTGAAAATTTGTTATCTAATATGGATTATAATTGGTGCGTTATATACCCATCTTAGTCCATACTTCTGGATTATTATCACATTTGGATTATCCAAGTTTCTAATTTTAGGAACTAAAAAGTCTCTTATAATAAACTTATATGATATATTGAGTCTTATATCAACAATATTTTTATTAGGGTTTATCTTCCTAAAAGCTCTTCCGTAATAATAATAAACTCAAATCCTTTCTTTTCACAATACTCAATCATGTAAGTCCACTTACTTAGGTTCTTATTATACATTTTAAGAGCATACTCAAAGTTTTTCAGTTGTTTTGATGTTGGAGTTGCTGGTATCTTTGGTTCCATTGTCTCTGACTTAGGCTTAACTTCAGCTATTACCTTTGATATCGTTCCATTTGATCTTTTTAACTCATAATAAAAGTCTGGGTAATAGGTATGTTCGGTTGTCTTAAATTCTTGAGACTCACTTACCCATTCAGTCTTTGTGTATGGTATTCTAAGATGTTCTGCCCCCCAATTGATTATATTCTCATTATTGTCAAAATAAACCATCATTTTCTGTTCGAGTCCGGACCTGTAAAATAATCCACCCTGACTATTTAGTTTTATCACCTTATCCTTATTCTTTGGTATATAAAGTCCTTGTTTATACTTACCTGGTTGTTTTGGTGCGCTGTTTAACATATGTTATTTATTTTTTAATATATATTCATAAATAACACGTCTTCATGGGTGATCTATTAGAACATGTAAAATTAAGCAATCTGGTTTATGGGAATGGTATAGTCGATAACTATAAGAATAACTCCCTTTATTTCTATAATAAGTTTCAGAAGTCAGATAAAGAAGTAACAAGTATGCCAGTTGGTAAGATGCAGATTGGTGGCTTTTATCATTTACATTACAGAGATGATTCTAACTGGATGAAATACTCACCAATATTCACAGCTGATTTCAAAAAGTTTGGAGATATGATTATTATCATGGGTGTAAATTTTAATTTCATTCCCCTTGAAGTAAGAGTATCTATATTTGATAGCTATATCAAAGAAGAAGATTTTGAAAGAGATTCATTATTACCAGTAACATATGAAGGTATATATAGGGAACTTCTTAAATATGGATTCGAGTATGCTTTAGTTGAATATAATCTATCCCAAGTTGAGTTAGTACATAAGATAAATATGGAGGTGGTCCCTCGGTTCTTATATTCTGGACATCCCAAGAATAAATATGATTTCAAGAAATTATATGAAATATGGGCAGCTAAGATCAAGACCAGACGTGAAAGAGACCAAGAGATGAGTAAATCTCTAATAAAAGATTTCTACCAAGCTTCAGATGAGATTTTAGAAAACTATAGTGTTTTAAAGGATCATATACAAAGAATTCAACGAAGTGTTGAAAAGTACGGATAGTACTCGTTTTAAGAGAAACTCCACTCTTTTATATATAAAAAAAATCAAAAAAATATATGGCCGGTTCATATAACCCTTTAAATCAACAAAATCAAAGTACAAACCTTGTGTCTTCCGCTGTGGAGAATAAAGGTTTATTTTCTAAAATATTAAGAAATCTATCATCATTCGGAATGAAATATGATGATATGATCATGAGAAACACAGTCGGTGTCGGTATCAATGAAGACCCTTACTCACAGAAGAATAATTCAATGTACGATTTCTTCTCTCAAAAGGCAGTCGCATCTGTTTTGAATAGAAAATCAGTTCCTTATCTAGATAAATCTTATGCTGATAAAAGAAGAATACTAAGAGAGTATTCTATCAAGGATGAGATTAGGGACTTCGTATCAACGGTTGCTGAAGAAGCAATAACGCATGCCGATGAGAAAGACTTCTGTTCTCCTAAACCACTTTCAAATGATTACTCACAAGATATAAAAGATAAGTATCAAGAATTCTTTGAGAAGATTTATAATAGATATGGATTCAATGATAGTATAACCGCATATAACTATATGCGTGACTTTCTAATTGATGGTTACATAGCAATGGAAATAGTCTGGGATGATAAAAAGAAAAACATCATACACTTCAACAAGCTAATGCCTCATACACTAGTTCCAGCTTATGAACCAGCGATAGGTAATTTATGGATACAGTTCCCTGAAGATCCACAACTTAGAAGAATATTTTTAGATTCCCAAATAATATTCATATCATATTCAACTCAAAATGATTATACCGAAACTTCTTATGTTGAAGGTTTAATTAAACCATATAACCAATTAAAAATTCTTGAGCAAACTAAAATAATGTTTAACATTATTAACGCTACTCTTTATCAAAAATTTACTATACCTATTAAGGGTTTACCAAGACAACGTGCTGAAGAACAAATTGGTCAGTTAATAGCTGATTATTCCGAGGAAATAACTTGGGATGATACATTGGGTACTGTAACAATCAATGGTCAAAAACACCTACCGTATAATAAACAAGTGTGGTTCCCAGATGGTGATGCTGGTACACCTAACTTAGAAATTATATCTCCACAAGGACACGATCTTAATGAGGATATAATGTTAAGTTACTTCTTTAAGATACTTAAAAGAGCTTCAAAAATACCACTACAACGTTTTGACCATGACAATGGTGGTGGTAATATGTTTATTGAAGCAAATGAGTTTACAAAGGATGAGATTAAGTTCAATAACTTCGTAAATAGATTAAGAGCTAACTACAAGGAACTGATTGTTAAACCACTAAAACTTCAAATGTGTATCGAGTTTCCTGAACTTATGGATGATGAAGTATTTCTTAATCAAATTGATATACAGTTCCACTCTAATCAGTTATTTGAAGAGTTTAAGAAACTGGGTAATATGGAAAAAAGAGCGGGTATTCTAGGAACTCTACTAGGTATTCAATCAGCTGAGGGACAACCTTACTTCCACATTGATTATTTAATTGATAAGGTTATGAAGCTGACTCCTGAAGAGAAAGAGGAAAACAAAGCATACTGGGTTAAGGCTAGTAAATCCGGTGCTGGTGCCGCTGGTGAAGGTGGTGGTGAAGGTGGTGGTGAAGGTGGTGAAATGCCAGGTGGCGAAGCTGGGGGTGAAATGCCAGGTGGTGAGATACCAGGTGGTGAAATGGGTGGTGAAGCAACTCCTCCTGAAGGTGGTGCTCCTCCTGAAGGTGGTGCTCCTGAAGGTGGTGCTCCTCCTGAAGCTCCTGGAGCCGCTGAATTTGAATTCTAATAAAAAAGTCCCAATCATTTGGGACTTTTTTTATTTATTTCTCTTCTTTCTATTATCTCCTTTGACTTGGTTGGGTTATCAACTCCAAACTTTTCAATCATTGTTTCTTTTATTCTTTTCTTTATTTCTTTATTCTGAATGGGATATTCAACTCCATAGTTTTCTATTAAAGTTTTCTTTCTTTTATATTCAGAACATTTTCTACAGAAGTACTCTCCCCATCTATTATCATATTTAACATAGTTTCTAAATATAACTTCCTTTACAATTCCACATTTATCACATTTACAATCAATCTTATACCTACTACCAGCTGATAATAGTTCTATTGGTATTATCAATGCTTCACCAATTGCAACATCATATCCAAGCTCCTCATAATATGAGAAGTTGGATTCATTTATTTTAACTATTATTTCCCTAGTAAGTATCATGCTGCTTGATTATTTATAAAGTCTATATCAAATGTTGAAATAAGTCCATCACTTTGATATACTGGTTTAAGTACCATTTGATCTGATGTTAACTCCTTCAACATTCTTCCAGATGGTGTATCTAGTATTTTAACCATAGCGTATATATTATTTTCACTTATTCTTATTGATTGTATTACGTGAGACACATCTTTTAATGAGACTTGATTTCTAAATGATGATTGATATGTACATCCAATTATAGGATTATCTGGAGATGACTCTACCAATATCTTTTCAAGTGAAGTATTATTTTCATCTATTAGGAAATCAAGAGCGATGTCTCTATATGATGTGATACACCTTCTCTGTGTGAATGAAACCACCGCCTTTCTTATGTTTAAGTCATTTGATACTATTTCCAATTCTAAAGTCATCACATGTTATACATGTCTCACCAGATAAAGTTTTAAGACTATCTATAAAAAATCCCCCTAGAAAAAATGGGATTTATTAAGTCCAATATATAGAGGTACAAAAAATAACATAACTCGATGAAACCAATTTTAATCGTAGAAAACAACACTAAACCACTCGTGGAGAATATTGTTGGATCAGGTTCTAAGAAGGAATACTTATTGGGTGGTGTATTTACTGAGTTCGGTGTAAAAAACCGTAACGAAAGAATATATACTGCAGATAAGTTTTTACCATGCTTAGAAGAATTGAACCAACGTATATCTGATTTTGGAGTTGTTTATGGCGAATTCGATCACCCAGATGTATTTGATACTTCATTATCACGTGCATCACACATTATCAAGAAGGCTTCTTTTATCAAGGAGTCTAATCGTGTTGACGGGCAGATCAAATTGCTTAATACATATTGGGGTAAAGAGGCAAGAACATTAGTCGATGACGGATGTCCTGTATTCGTTTCTTCTAGAGCGGCTGGTATCACAGAAAATGATGGTACAGTAACTCTAAAGAAATTGTTTACATATGACATAGTTGCTGATCCTGGTTTTGCTTCTGCTAGAATGCACTCTATCAATGAGTCTCTTGGTCGCCCAATTACAAAGGAAACTAACTATAGGATATATGAAATGTCCGACGAGTCAAAAATAAACGAACTATTCAACATGAACAAGAATGAATTCGTTACCAAGCAGCAGTTAACTGACTATTCTAAATATCTCATTAAAGAGATTGCAACAACTAAGAAGGATGTTAAATCTGCTTTAAAAACAGGTAACATCAATCCGAAAAAGTTAGAACAACTTCTTGAGTATTATGAAGACCTCAACAAGACTAACACACAGATCGTTAAGTACTTAGACTACTTAGCTGATAAGGTTCAGATTGTAGTTAATGAGAACAAATCATTAAGAACTACTGCTGATAAACTTATTTCTCACAATGACTACCTAGCTGAAAACCTTGAAAAAGCTATCAACTACGGTGAGTACTTAGCTGAAAACCTAGATAAGAACATCACTTACTCTGAGTATATCGCTGAAAACTTGGATAAGAATATTACTTATTCTGAGTACTTAGCTGAAAACTTGGATAAGAATATTACTTATTCTGAGTACTTAGCTGAAAACTTAGATAAGAACATCTCTTATTCTGAATACTTAGCTGAAAACTTAGATAAGAACATTGCTTATTCTGAGTATATCGCTGAAAACTTAGATAAGAACATTTCTTATGGTGAGTACTTAGCAGAACATTTGGATAACTCTATTGCTTATTCTGAATACTTAGCAGAACATGTTGAAGGTAACATCGCTTACTCTGAATACATTGCTGAACACTTAGATGACAATATTGCTTATTCTGAATATATCGCAGAAAATCTTGACAAAACAGTTTCTTACGCAGGTATGATTTCTGAAAAACTTAACGGTACTAAATTAAATGAAAACAAGGGTAAAGGTAAGTTATTACCAACACTTGAAGAGTTCGGTTTTGAAGAAGCTTCTGAAGAAGAAATGATGGGTCATGAAGAAGAAATGATGCCACACGAAATGATGGGTCATGAAGAAGAAGAAGGAATGATGCCACACGAAATGATGGGACATGAAGAAGAAGAAACTATGCCACACGAAGAAGAAGAAGAAATGATGCCTCATGAAGAAGAAGAGGGTATGGGCCACGAAGAGGAAGAAATGACTCAGGAATTCGAAGGTAACTCTGATACCGAATTATCAAAACAAATAGATAAACTTATTGCAGAAGCTAAAAAACGTAAGGTTTCTGAAACAAATGATCTACACTTCTTAAAGTTCTTAAACAAGTCTCAAGTAGATAGCTATTACAGCTTAACTAACGAAGAGCAAGAACAAGTAAAACTTTACATAAACGAAAGAAGCTACTTTACAAGTTCTGAAGTTTTAAAACTTATCAACGAAGCGTTATCAACTAAAAACGAAGGTCTTGAAGAAAGACTAATCAGATTGATGCCTGAAAACATTAAGCCAATCTGGAAACAATTAAATGAGTCTTCAAAGAAGTCTATCTTATCACAAGCTAGATTGTACTCAGATCTTACAACAGAATCAAAAGTTGAACATTTCTGGTTAACAAGAAGTCTCAAGAAAAACGAATCAGTTTCTAAGAAATTAGTTGCTCATGAAGCTCTTATTCAAGAAGATAAACTCTCTGATAAGGAAATGACTTCTATTATGGAAAGATTCAAAAATCTTTAATCTATAAAAAATCCACCCTTGCCAAATTTAGGTTTCCGGGTCATATATATAGATTATAAGAAAAAACAAAAAAATAAAAACAAATTATGTCACACATTAGAATAGACAAACAAAAGGCTCTTAAAAAATGGGGTCCAGTCTTAGAAAACATGGGTGTAGCAGGTGAAGACAGACTAGATTGGATGTCAGAATATGCTGAATTTCACTCAATCAATGAAAACGCATACGTTAATGCTAGCATTGGCGGTATGGGTGGTGTAGTATCTCCACAGCCAGGTTACTACTCTGGTCAAACACTTAACATAACAGGTACTACTCCAAATGCAGCTGGTAACATCGGTTCTGGTGATTTAGGTCAAAACCTTCTTCCAGTAGCTATGAAAATTGCAGCTCAAACAATCGGTCTTGACCTTGTTTCTGTAAAACCAACTCCTGGTCCAAAGTTAGACTTGTTATACATCGACTTCCAATATGACGACGTTGATACTACACAAGGTGTTCCACAAGTGTTTAAGATATCTTCTAGTAATGCGGCTGACTCAGCTGGTTTGTTACAAACAGGTGCATTTGGTACTGTAGTAGCAGCAGCTATTACAGCAGCATCAGATATCACATTAACAGTTGGTGGTTTCCAAAGTGCTTCTGGTAAGAGACTTTATACAAGTTCTTTTAACTACGCTGGTACTGTAACTACAACTCTCCCTTCTAGTAAAGCAGGTGTTATGGAGTTCTTAGGTTACTCACGTATTGATGGTTTACCAATCTTTAGAGCATTTAGACAAGCTAACGCTTACGGTTCACAACTTGGAACAGTTCAAAGCTGGGCATTTGATGCTACACAAAATACATTTGGTGCAACTTCATCAATGACTAGTCAGTTAGTGGCTATTCCTGGTCTTACTTTCTCAAGTGGTGGTGCTAACATATCAATAAACTTAATATCAGCTTTAGAAGATCAGTTACCTGGTTTCTCTACAAACTTCTCTACTAACTCTTTAGGTGGTAAATACCCTATGAGTCGTGCTGAAGATGATCAGTCTTACTCTGGTGTTATTGGTCCTAAGGTTTCTACTAAGTCTATCGCGGTAGGTACTATCGAAATCTCTTCTTCTCTACGTAGAACTGAAATCGAGGACATCAAAGCTAACACAGGTATGGATATCGTTCAAAAGATGGAATCAATCCTTGTTAATGAGTTGTCTCAAACAATCTCTAAGCAAATCGTTGCTAAAATCTTTGAAATGGGTGATTCAAACAGATCAAGTGCTCCAGCAGCTGGTTCTACTTATTCTTCAGCTATCTCTGGTCAAACAATCTTTGACTTAGATACACTTTACACTCAAACTCAAGTTGGTGGTGAAACTACACACGCTGTTCAACGTAAGTTGATCACTAAGATGCTTCACGCTTCTAACTACATCGCAACTGAAGGTCGTGTAGGTCCTGCACAATTCGCAGTTACTAACGGTGGTTTAGGTGCAGCTTTCATGGACATCGCTGGTTACACAATCAACCCAACTAAGTCTAAAATCAACGGTTCTGGTCAACTTTATCCAGTAGGTCAAATCGGTGATATCCAAATCTATGTTGATCCATACATGAGATATAACGACAACCGTATCGTTATCGGACGTAAGAACAATCCTGATCAACCAGGTATCATCTTCGTACCATACTTAATGGCTCAATCAATCAGTATCATCTCTGAAGCGACTTTCGCTCCACGTATGTTACTTCGTTCTAGATACGCTGTATCTGAAGTAGGTTGGTATCCACAAAAGCAGTACATGACTCTTAAAGTTAGTGACACTGCAGGTTTACTTAACTAAGATAGTAAAAAAAGTAAAACCCTCTCTTCGGAGAGGGTTTTTTATTAAATAAGACCAAATAGAAAAAAATGGTTTTTGGAATAAAATATATACTTAAAAATAATAACTCATTATGTCAAGACCTTACATTCACATTACAAACGCTAGTTACGCAACTGGAGTATTGACCGTTAACTTACAAGCATACCACACAAGAGGTGGTGGTGCAGCAACTATTACTGGATTTTCTTCAAGTTTGTCACTTAACATCGCTGGAAATACCTTAAATGGCGTAGAGACTTTTACATTCTCAAGAGCTCAATTGGGTGGAGCCACCCCATCTGGTAACTACAATTTAGTTGTTTCTTTCCCAGAATTAGGATACAATACCGGTACCTACCCTGATAGTGGAGACGCATTCACATTCTAAATAAAAAAGTCCTTATTAAGGACTTTTTTTAATTTTATATAGCCAGTTCTAATTTCGAGATTAATTTCGTTATATTTTTTATGTCTTTTATTATGAAGTCATCTGCATTAAATTCATAAAAAGACTTTTTAGATCTTATATCTAATACTGGTTGAATGTCTATTGGTTCTTTTGACATGATTTCTTTAGCTGCTTCAAGATGTCTATCATAAATATGAAGATTCTGAATTAGATGACAGAATTTACCTGGTTTATAACCTAAATGGCTACAGATCATTATTTGTAATGCGACATATTGGATCTTGTTTATATAACCAGCTACTAAATAATCATTTGATCTTTGATTTAAAGTTAAATCTAAATACATATCATTTTTAACTTTTCTCACACTACACATTATCTCATAAGCACATGGATATAAACCATCTGTTTCAGATAGGTCTTGTTCTTGTAAAAGATTTATTATATGTCTTCTAGAAAATGGATTATTTTTTAATTCTTCTAATAAATTTTTTAGAAGTCCCCATTTTCCCACAGTGTATCCATATCTATGTCCGATAGTATCATTTCCTATATTCCATTCTTCCCACCAATTTATTCCTCTTTTTCTAGCTGATATCAATGAAGAATCCTGATCTTGATATATCCATAGAATTTCATTTATTCCAGTCTTTATAGCAGTATTTCTTAATGTTGTTATTGGAAATTCATTTTTATTTATATCATATTCTTCAAATACTTGGGTTATGAAGATACTATTTGCTGGAGTTCCATCAGAGTACTTTGGCCTAGGATTTATATCCATATTACCTTCTTCTAAAATCCTTCTTAAATTTTGTTTATAATAAAAATCCGCCTTAATCATATATTATATATATGATTTTTTAAAAAAGTTCAACAGTAGGTAATACCATTTAATATATATCTAGATAAGGACGAGGATAAAATCAGAAAAGTACCCTGATATTTACCATGAATAAATAAAATAAAGCACCAATTCGGTCAGTTTATCTACATCATTCATTTCTTCTTCTTTATTTTATATTTTATTGATACTAAAAAAAAAGTCTAAATTAATTTAGACTTTTTTTATTTATTTTGGTTAGTTTTTGGTTTTAAAAGATTTATTTTCGATAGAAATAAACCTCCATCCCTTATACTCCTCAATTTTCCCATATCTTAGTTTTTTCAAGTAGTAAAAAGATATATCATACTGACTAGCCATATCTTTCAATCCACCCTTATGAATAATAATATTACCATTATATTCATAATAGTAAGTAATTGATTCTTTATGTCTCTTTTTAGAGTTTTCCCTATGTTTGTTCTTAAATTCTTCCGATTGAGTCACTTCTTTCAGTTTAGATGAGTTTCTAAGTGAATCGGAAACTTTCCGCTTAAATTCATCACTTCTTATTATTCCTCTGATAGCATCACTAATCTTTTTTTTATGCTCTTCGGATTTTGGAATTCCAATCAGAGAATTTTTGATAGCATTCATATGTTCTTCCGTATTTTTCTTTCCGTATCTAGGATTCTTATCACCAATATTGATTTGTCTATAATATTCCCTTACCTCTAAACTTTTTTTCTTTATTTTAGATTCATTCCATTTTTCGGATTTAGCTAAAGCGGCTTTTACCATATCGGAAACGGATGTCTTCAAGTAATCTTTTGTCAGGTTACACAAATTATTCAATCCAATATTTTCAATAGTTTCAAATTCAAATTTATAAGCCTCACACTCATTATTGGTTTCAAAAATTTTAGTATATTCTATACTATTCCCATATTCAATTATTGAATGTATTTTTTCAAATAGAGATGTATTATTGTTCGACTTGATTCCTTTTCGTGTTCTTTTTTCATGTATAAACATTCTGAGACCAGTTCCTTTGCCGACATAGAAAATTTTACCATCATAACTCAAAGTATAAACATAATATTTCATATCTTTTTATAAGTATATATAAAAAAGATTGTTCGTCCTAAGTAATAACTTTCCATTTCCTTTGTATCCATATATTTCTTGTTCCAAATTTCTCCTTTAGACATATATCCTTTTTGTTGTAGAATTTAATCCACTCATCTATTCTGGAAGAACCGAATGGATTGTTCCAGTCTCTAAGTTCACCACCACCAAATTTATAAGACTCTTCACAACAATTTAAAATCATATCAAACAACTTATTTAATTCATTGGTCGAAAAACTTTTAAGGTTCCTAAAAGGATTTATGTCTAACCTACCAACTATTTCAGCAGTCAAATACGCACCAATTCCATTAAAATACTCTTGATTTAAGAGTACTTCACAAATAGGTTTATCAAATGCCTTTTTATTTATATTATCTAATATATTCTTCTTAAATGTATCAAATTCTTTAGTTGGATCAACTCCACGTTTAGTTCCAGTAAAAGGTTTACCAACCGAATACTTAGGCCCCATAAATCCACCATTTAATAAAAGGGAATAACCGGTATTATCGTCTAATCTCAAACGAGTAAATTTAGTATCATTCCAATCCGATGTTGGTACATATCTCCAGTTACCACTCATACCCATAAAAACGTGTATCTTCTTATCATTTAGATATAATAGTAACTCTTTACCATTAGACTCGGATCTCACAGTAAAATCACAATCTTCAAATAGTTCGGGTACATTTCCCTTAGCAACATGAAAAGCTTTCTTAAAAGTCTTATCTTTTGAGTTCTGATTAATATAATCAGACATTATTTTAACTTCGGGGCTTTCAGGCATAATTTTTACTTTGGAGAACACAATATTTTATATATAGATATATAAAAAAATATCAAAAAGTTTATGAGTAGAAGTATAATCCGCTTCAAATTGTGCATGTAAATTATTTGAAAATAATCCAAATAAAGACAAGAATAATAATTTTTTCATTTTGTTAAAAATTTTGTTTCCATTTATTATTAAAAAAGAAGAGTTCAAGTTTGTTTACTTGAACTCTTTTATTTCATGTTCACTAATAGGTTTTCTTGGTTCGTTTGAGATTATCTCAAATCTTTTACAGGTTTCTAATATGTACTTAGAGTGTTCTAAGTTTCTTTCATTTGCTAATCCTAGTGTTAGGTGTAATCCGAAGTAAGGTTCTCTTGTAAGTCCCATTGCCTCACGAATAGACTCAGCCTCTGGTGAGTGAACTCTTAACCACCAGTGTTGACCATTAGACCTTGGTTCTAATTCAAGGTAGAAAGTAATCTCCTTACCATTGAATAGTTTTGAAGCTTCATCAAATATATTTTTTTCCAGTCTATCTGAAATAAAAGTAACGTGAGCACCACGAAGGTTTTTATTTAACTCTAAATTAAATCTTTTCTTCAAGAACCAAGCATAGTAACGATCCAAGTCACCGTCCATTTTAATAACAGCAACTCTTTTCCAAGAAGACTGAGACTTGTGCTTTCTAGTCACATCCTCTGGAGTAAAGTCCAATATACCTTTTATCTTGATTACCATAGGACAAAGGTACGAAAAAACCTTGAAAATTCCAATAAAGGTGGGTTTTTTGTTTTAATATATAATTTTATAAAAAACAAATTATTTTATGCAAAAAGACAACGAAAAATTAATCACCTCAAAAAATGTATTACCAGTAGATGATCAAAAATTATTGAAGGAAAGATTTATTTCTGAATATGCTAGAAAAAAAGGATGGGATAAAACAAACCTTTCCCCTGATCAATTAATGGAAATTGTTCAACAGAAAGGTTTTAAGAATCCAGGTTTAATAAACGGTTAAAGATCGGTTAATAACAAACTTAAAGGTTTGTCTTTAAGTAAAGCTTTTAAACCGGAATTTAACGCACCTTCATAGTCAGAATGTTGACTATCCCCAACCATTAGTAGTTGTTGAGGTTGTAATCCCGAATGGTTTACAATCATTTCAAAAGCTTCTGGTTGGGGTTTCCTATACCCAATATCACAAGAAAAGAAAACTCTCTTAAAATACTTATCCAAGTCCAGATTATAAAAACATTCTTTATATGGAGTAGCAATATTTGATAACAAATACAAATCATACTTTCTATAAAGTGATTCTAACACCTGATATGTGTCGTCAAATACATGAGTATGTTCATTTTCCTCTTTGACTACATAGTCAAGATTCTGTGTATAAACCAAGGAATTTGGTCTGATTGCTAGTTTCAGTTCTTCAAAAGAAGAATAGTTTTCTGTCATAACTTTATCACGCCAGAAACTCATTTCTTCCTTTGTTAAACCAAGATTCTTAAACAGTTCCATATAAGGTTTCTTCCTAACAGAACAGTATAATAGAGTATTATACAAATCAAATACTATAGCTTTAGTTTTCATTAATAAACAAGTTTAGTTTTATCAACAGGTATTGTTTCCCTTAAATGTTCATATGGTATGTACCTAATGTCAGCAAAGGCAGTAAGTTCGTCTCGATTACCTATATACACCCAATCACCATTCTCATTACACCAACAAGTATTACCATCCCAAACAACACATTCAGCGTTATATCCAGTGTTCTTCAACACTTCTTTGATCATAGACTTTTCATTGTCGATCCAAGTTTTGGATATAAACATCTTCTTTGTTTTACCATCAACAACTATGTTGGTTGATAATTCTTCATCATAGTCAGATGCGTCATCATCAAGACCAAGTTCATCATCCCAACCCGGAGCGTCGTAGTCATAATCAAATTCTGGGTCTCTTACGATAGGGAGATCCTCCCAATCAATGGTTACAACAGCTCTGCACAACTTAACAAGATAGTCTATATCCTGTGTTTCTCTGGTTGTGTGTTCATCATAATAACCAACTGATATGTTGGTACACTCAGGAACTATTTCTATAAACTGAGCAGAGTCAGTTAATATACCAGTATTATCCGGAGCTAGTTTCAATGTAGAATCAGTCGAGTTTAGTGAGTCTGCTAGTGCTTGTGCAAACTCATCCGAGCAACACCTACCATAGAACTGCTCAGTAATAACTGATGTAGTACCTCTACGGTCAAATGAAACTACCTTTGTTATATCTGGCCAGTTGAACTTATCAGCTAAAAGAGACGAACCGACACAACCAACTTCCTCACCTATGAAGAAATAGTATAGACCAGGAACTTGTTTCTCAATCATGTATAATAGAACAACCATACCCGCTTTATCATCCGCCCCCAAAATGGTAGTACCATCGGTGTAGATATACTGTTCTGTTTGCTTGTGTTTAACAATTCGGTCATACGAACAAGCAGTATCGAGATGGCATGTAAACATAGTGGTGAAGTTTTCACCAACCGTTATATAAAAATTACCGTGTTCGTCATTCTTATACCCTTTAGGTAAATACTGGCGAAGTTTTATTTCGTTACCGTATGGAACGGTCTGTCTCGTAAGTTGTAGAAACTTTCTTCTTATCCTCATTATAAGTTTTATAAGTTATTGATACACAAAGGTATGCAATTATTTTTAATTATCCTCGGAATCATCAAGAAATATATCTAATTTTTTATCCCTAATATAAGTTTGTTTGAAATTATCTAGAGAAAACTCTTCTTCCATTAAGACATCCTCAAATAAAAATCTTGGAATTTCCCCAATTGAATCTTTGTTAGCTAGGAAAGCACCAAATGTACTTAATCTTGATTCCCATTCAGGATTTTGTTTTATTTCAAATATCTCCCTAAAAACCACCATATCATGTGGTATAACATCTAACCTAAATGCTGAAGGACATATAACAAATATGATAAGGTTTTCATACTCTTTGAGTTGGTTCCAAACCATTTTATAATCCTCCTTTAGATTCTGAGGTATATGAATACAAACTCCTTCTAATCTAAAAGAGTTTTCTTTTATCGTTTTTGATATGTCCTCTGGTTTAGTGTTTATGGATCTTATCAATGGTGACATACCGAACTTATCCACACCAGTATTTATACAAATGAAATTATATTCATTATTTAAAAAATGAACTAAGTTAGAAACCTCTTGTATTTGAGAATCTCCGTTATTAAGAAATAGGGTAATACCCTTTTGGATATTTATCATAAGATTATATATAAACAAAACAAATATAATCAATATAATTAAAAACAAGAAAAATATGCAAAATACTTACATACCTAAATTTACATATGTTATTCCGTTTAGATTTTCTCAAACAAGGATAATAGCACTTAGAAGAATAATAGACTGGTTAAGTGGATTTCAAGGGGCTGAAGTTCTTATAATAGAACAAGATACCCACTCAAAGATATCACATCTTAATTTAAGAGCAACTCAGATATTCTTGAAAAGTGACGCCCCATTTAATAAATCTTGGGCTTATAATGTAGCTATTAGAAGGTGTATTTCACCAGTTATGATATTTGGTGATGCTGATACCTTTATGGATCCCATGGAGTTAATAGAGTCACTTAAAACACTTGATAATTATGATTGTGTTTTACCTTTAAGTAAGATTATACAATTGACACCACAAGAGTCATTACAGGACTTAAATCTATTATTATCAGTAGATAGACCAGAATTTAGTTTGGGTAGAAACATTACGGATGGTATTTCTATTTTTAAGAAAGACGCTATCCAAAAAATAGGCGGATGGAACGAAGATTTTTTAGGCATTGGATATGAGAATAAGTTCCAAGATGTAAAGATTAGAAAGATGTTAAACTATAAATCTTTAGACTATAAAGGTTATCATCTATTTCATCCATCACAAATAACTGATTCTACCTTAGAACAAAGAAATAAACAAATATTTGATCATTATAAGGACTCAGAGTTGGAACAACTTCAACAACATATTTCAACAACGGTACCTAAATCTGGACAGTCAAATAAATTTCAATAATGATGTGTGATAAATGTAACTCAACTAATGTTGAAGTACATGAAACTATAGGTAGAGGATTACCACCTAAGAATCATGTAGATAACGGACGCAGAATTTCATGGAAGGGAGTATGGCAAATATTCAAGTGTGAATGTGGTAACGAGTGGAAAAAATTAAAGAGAGACTAGGGTCTCTCTTTTTATTTATATTCAACTCTTACTTTTTCATATTTCATTAGTAGTTTGTACATTTTCTCATACTCTGTATCAACACTAAATACTTGTTTAGATATCCATTTATTATTGTTAAAGTATTCAACAATCATACCAGATTTAAGATCTTCTTTTCTCTTTGGGAAGTAATATCTTTTTAATTCCGGAAAAGTGAATGATATTCCATTATATAAATAAACTTTATTCTCTAAGTTAGAATCATAGACATTCATACCTAACGGTTTCTCAGAACCATCATAAGCAATTCTAACAGCATTTGACTCACCTTTATATTTAGCTATAACAGATGGTTGATAAAACTTGTCCATAAGCCAGATAGCATCAAACCTTAATGTATCGTTGTCAGCAGATGTTATGGCTATAAATGACTTATCATACATACCCTCATTATAAGACTTAACAGGTATAACTGTATAGTCTTTTGAATATAGGATACTACACAACCTCTCACATATATGATTATTGTCCGAAGGTAGTGATCCGGGTTCTTCTGGAGAGATTATGATATATGATAGATTAAGATCCGTTAAATTAAACATAATCTATATATAAAAAATGAAATCTTATTTAGTGGGTATTTCTCTCACCTCAAAGATTTCACTAATATTTTTTTTAGAAAGTTTTTTAATAGAAGCAAAGATACTGATTGCATCTTCTAAAGACTGAGCCTGTGTCTTTTTAATCACGTCTGATAACTTTTTAAATCCCTTGGTGTAAAGTCCGTACTGTTTCATATATATTTTCTTTTTTGTCGAATTCTTTGTCTAAATGTTTATTAAAAATATCTTCCACAATATTACGATATTTTTCTTGACAAATCAAACTATCATGTACTGTTAGAATTCTAACCTCAGGGTATATATACATAATCTCTTTTACTATTTTGTTAAAAACTAGGTTAGATTCCAAATTTTGAAGATCATGTGCTAAAATTCTATAGTCACCATGTTCCTTTTTATATATTCTTATAAAATTGTGTATCGTCGGAAAAAGAGATTTGAATATATCATCACTTTTACTTCTAAAGTTTTTTCCAAAAAATACTTTATAAGTTAACTCCTTAACCATCTTCTTATCTTTCAAATCCGAGTTATCCATTATATACTGATAAAATTTACCAGTCTTAGTTAAAAACTTATATAAGTTAAACTCTATTGGTGAAACAATAGATAACCCATCAGATTCTATAATCTTACATAAGAATAATGGTTGACTATTTTTAATATCTATTTCCACTGTATCCTCCCCCTCTATTAATAAACAGTTTTTTCTAATAAATGACTTTAAAATAGTGAAGTTAGTGTGCATACGACCATAGTTATCAAAATGATAAAAAATATGTTTATCATTTATACATTCTACACTGTATTTATTCTTATTATAAATATCATCGTCCTGTAAAGTAGAATCAAGGAAGAATAGTGACCTTACATAATCTATATCAACATGGAACAAATCTTCAACCAACTTACGTTTAATATCTACCTCGATAGTATTATTCTCTAAATCTTCTTTTTCAATAAGAGTAACTGCGGTTTTATACTTTTTTAATAAAATATTATCACAGTTTTTATACCGGTTAATTTTACCAGCATATACCTCTTCTCGAAGTTTATATACACGAGTATTCTTTCCCTTCTGATGATTCCGTATAAGTTGTAAAATATTATTACTAACTAGGTAATCGATATAAAAGTTATATCGATGTCCATATTTTTCTTTAAGAATAATAGAGGATAAATTAAAAGTATTATCCTTTTTAAGGTAATACTTTAAAATTAAGTTGTGAACTAAATCAATAAGATAAGCGGACTTTATCTTAACATTCTTATGTGTTATAGTTTTAACAAGTGATTCTGTTTGCAGTTGTTCTGGTAGGAACTGAATACTGTATTTCTTTGAAGAGACTTTCTTAGTTATATTATATTTGACTTTTGGTTTATATTCCTTGACTTCAATCATACGAATTATAAGTCATAAAACCAAAAGGTTTTTTATAATTTATCAATAATTTGACTCAACTTTTTTACTCTTGATAGTACTTTCATCTCACGAATAATTTTTCTTTCCATGTCATCTTCCCAGTTGGATATGTTAAAATCCCTTAACTCATCAACCATTTCTGATGTAAATTCAGTCTTTAATTTGATAGTACTTACACTAATTTTTTTCATATGTATCATATTTCTGATAAAATTTTTTGGATCTTACTTATCCGTTGTCTTCGGATCTTATCCTTCCTTTGCTTTATTTTAGATGGATGCCCAACCAATCACCCATTGATATAAACTCAGATTTGTATGTATATCTAGGCGATGAAGGTATATTATCCGGTTTCTTCCCCGATTTACTATAATCATACCACTCTGACTCTTTTGTTAAGGAAAGGGTATGTACAAAATCTCTTGCATCCTTAAATGATAAATATTTTTTTCCCATAGTTATAAAAATTATATTTGAATTTTAATATATAGTTTTATGATATTAAAATTTAATGAACTGAACAGCACCACTTATTTATCAGCGGTTGATAAAGCAAAATCCTACAATCAAATGGATAGAGCTAATAAAATTATGAACTACGTCTTTTATAAATTTAGAGGAGAGGAACTAAATGGTTCAAAAATAAAGTCCATAATATATGGTGGAGTGGAGAATAAACTAGTTGTTATAACAACCGAAACAGAACACATATCATATAGCATAAACAAAGATTCTTTATTAGAAAACCCAACTCTAATAAATAGGAAAAGTGCTAATCTATTATCAAAGATAATATGTACAGCTAATCCTAAAAGTAAATATAAAAGTGTAAATAATATGAAGATAAAAGGTTATTGATCCTCCAATAACCTTTTTTCACCTTTACTTAAAGAGTTGATTCCAAATTTTGAAATTTTATCTAATACCAAATCTATACTATCAACCTCTTCATTAGATTCTATATACTTCTCAATATAATCCTCTATTAGCCTTGAACGGTTTATTTGATTCCTACTTGTGACTTCCATAAACTTCTCCCATATATCATCAGAGATACTAAAAGTCCTAGTTGTTTTTTTCTTCATAAATGTCTAAAAATGTCTAAAAGGGACATCATATTTTTTATATATACTTATATAAAAACATCAATATAAAGTTTATGATAAGGAGAAAAACTAAAGAAGAATTTATTTTAGATTGTAAGGAAATACATGGTGATAAATATGATTACTCTATGGTAGAGTATATTAATAGTTATACTAAGGTTAAAATTATATGTAATAAACATGGGATGTTTGAGCAAAAACCAAATTCCCATTTTAATAATGGTGGATGTTATAAATGCGGACAGGATAAAAAAAGATACACAAGGGAGGAGTTTATAATAAATGCCAATAAAAAACATAATGGAAAGTATGACTACTCCGAATCGGAATACATCAACATCACCACTAAAATAAAAATAAAATGTAACCAACACGGATATTTTTGGCAACTACCAGGGGTTCATATTAGAGGAAAGGGGGGTTGTATAGTGTGTAATGTACATAATATACAAAAAAGTGATAAAGATACATTTATAGAAAAGGCAAATACACTATATAAAAATCTATATAAATATGATGATGTTGAATATATCAATGCCAGAACCATGGTTAAAATAATATGTGATAAACATGGTGAGTTCCACAAAACCCCAAATCACCATCTAAATGGACAAGGTTGTCCAAAATGTGGTAAAAGAATATCAAAACATGAGCTAGTTTGGTTGGATTCACTTGGAGTAAAGCTTAGACAACATAAGATATACATAGATAATAACCTATATCTTGTAGATGGATATGATCCCGATTCAAACACCATCTATGAATTTAATGGTGATTATTGGCATGGTAACCCAAAAAAATATAACCCAGATGATCTAAATAAATCAACTGGGCTAAAATTTGGAGAGTTATATAATAAAACCATTGAACGTGAAAATAAGATTATAGAATCTGGATATAATTTGGTCTCGATGTGGGAATCGGATTTTTTACTTACCCATGTCAAATCCCTTTCCTAGATCTTCCTTACCACCTAAATCTTTCTTCTTTTTATCGTCAGAACCTTTTTCCATTTCTTTGTAGATGTCTGGATAAACTTGGTTATCCCCATCCACATCATAACTTTTAATGTCAAAGAAATCCCCAAAATCCATCAAATTTGATCGGGTGAGCTCTATTTCTGATTTTTTATTGAAAAACTCATCTATCTTCAGTTGTAGAGATCTAACAAAGTGATTAAATATTCTAATAGTAGCGTCATTAAAAACACCAATAGCTTTTTTCCTTTCCTTATTAAAAGATCCAAGTATTATTTTATAGATATACTCTAACTTCTTATCCTCGGAAATATATTGTTTGGTAAGCTTATTTGGTATAAGTTCAATATTAACTCTAAACTTATCTTTATCAAAAAACTCCGGGATCGTAAAGTCAAAAATTAACAGATCTTCCTTAACTTCGGACATATACATATTAAAGAGTTTATTTACGAGATAAATATAACATTCATCCCTTTTAGATCCCTTAATCTTTATCTGATCTAAATCAACTGACTGACAAAAGTTTAAGAAATTGACTAATATAAGGGTGTAAATTTCAACGAAGTCTGTTGAGTTAGTATCTGATATTCTTTTATAAAGAGGGTTCAGAATCTCAAAGGAAACGTCCTTACCATCGACTCTTATTATTAACTTCTCAAGATTCTTTTGAAAGTCATCATTCATTAAGAATGAGTTTTGTATTTGTGGGTTTAGTAACTTATAGAAAAAGAATGAAAATGTCTTTTCACCGAAAACATATTCTAAATCATCTTCTGATGTATTAAGAAAGTATTTTATAGCTTCTATAATCTTTTCATTTAACTTACCTCTAAATATAATTGGAATAAGTTCTACGTCAAATAATCTAGCATATTCTTCCAGCTCTTCAAAAGTATAATCAAATTTATTACCTTTACAAATAGAAGTAAGTACCAAGTTGTTTTTAGGAACACGGTTGTATTCAATGTTAGCTGGTTGACTATCTACAAAGTATTCAAAACAAAACCACCATTTTTTATTTATAAGACCTTTAACTCGATTATCAAGTGAGTTGAAATAATTTATTGCAGTGTTATAATAGTTCTGCATAGCAAGGTCAATCATATTGATTGGTTCTGCTGATAGTGTTTTTGGTTTGATTGTAAAATCAGTTCCGTTCCAGTTGATATAAATTTTACTACCTTGAACATCTTCAAGGACTACGATTTCATTACTAAATATATCATTTAAGATATTGTCGTCTTTTATATCATTAAGTTTCATTAGTTTAGACATATTCTTTATACTAAGAAGTCAAATTTTTGTTTTTATTACTTCTATATTTAATATATATAAAAATATGAGAGAGCAAAAGATAAAAAAATTTGACGAACTATCTAAAGACATTGAAGACCATGATTTAGAAGTAAATATTGAAGATCTTAAAAAGGATAAGTTCGAAATCGAATCTATCATAGATGTATTCAATGATCCTAAAGATATTCCGGTTTCCGAGAATGTTATAGGCATACCATCTGATTTAACCCAAAAGGAACTAAAAAGAGGTGATACTATTTATATAACTGCTATGATTAGAAAATCTGGTACTTCTATAACATCACCAGCAGTTCAAGCTGTTTTAAGATTAAGAATCATTGATATTTATCGTGGTTTATCTTATTTAAATAAAGTTTTAAACAAATGAGATACTTAAATAAGTTTAACGAAGCGAAAAAGGATAGACCTAACTATAAAAAGTTAGATATAGACGGATTTGTAGTCTATCAAGGTAAAGATGCCATTGCTAATGACTATGTTACATTAGAACTAGCGACTGATGATGATTATTGGTTCCATGCTCGTGGAGTTCCGGGATCTCACGTTGTGATAAAAGTTAAAGATAAAGTTCCAACAAAAGAGATTATAGAACAAGCTGCAAAAATAGCTGCAAAAAACTCTAAATCAGATAAGGAAGATGTACTAGTTGTTTATTGTAAGAAAAAGTTTGTTAAGAAAGAACAGGGTATGAATCCGGGTCAAGTAAGAGTAGATGATAAGAACTCTTATGAAATTACCGTATCTAAAAAATAATATATAGATAATGAAGGCAGCATACCTAACAAATAGTATATTAAATATTTTTGACGAAATTGAAAGAAAAGAACCAGAGTTCTCTAAAATTATAGAGGAACTTAAAATATCTTTCTCTCGTTCAGTACCTCAAAAAGATAGAATATTATTAGACAGTGGTAGTTTAAACTTTGAGAATATAAAAGCTGTCCTAGGTGACCGTGTAAAAGACGATAAGATTAAAAAATTCGTCAAAGCGTGTAGGGTTGAAATGGGACTTGAAAAAAAGGACGAAGACATGGGATATAGTAAAAAACAATCCGAAAAACAATGGGATGACGAAGAAGAAGGTGGTAAAGATCTTATTAAATTTACCGACGACTTCTGGATGATGCTCGATAAGATCAAAAATGATCCAATGGTTTGGGATCTTTATTCACTTGACTCTAATCCAGATATTAAAAACCCGATGAAAATTCAAAAGGTTGATATATCAGATAAAGAATGGTATTTTGATATAATATCTAAGGGTAAGTCCGGTAGAATAAAAGTAACCCAGTTCTGTAGAAGCTTTTTCCCTAAAGCTGACCAAGACGATATATATGACTTCGCAGTTAAATATAATAGACTTATATCCGGTATTTCAGGACAACCTAAATCTGGTAAAACTATTCAACCAAGAAGATTTGAATTCGAACCAACTAACGTCAGAGAAACATTTATATCTTTAGTGACCGAAACATATCCACACGGACATGAAGATGAAGTAGTTAAATACTTACCAGAAGGTCTTGAAAGAGATGAGTTTGGAAATTATTATGCTATTATCGGTGAGTCAGATACAGTATTTACTTGCCACTTAGATACAGTAGATAGAACAAAGAGTAAAGTTGGTTTGATAGCTTACAAGAAAGATGATCAGGACTTTATTAAAACTGACGGAAGAACAATCCTAGGAGCAGATGATAAATCTGGAGTTGCTGTATTAATGTATATGATGGCTAAGGGTGTTGAAGGTGTATATTGGTTCTTTAATGGTGAAGAACGTGGTGGTATTGGTTCAGGAAAGGTAGCAGAAAAAATAGGTAAGTATCCATTCATGGACGGAAAAAAGAAAATGATCTCCTTTGATAGGAGAAATTACTACTCAGTTATTACTGAACAAATGGGTGTAACTTGTTGTTCTAATGAATTTGGTGAGTCACTTTGTAGTGAGTTAAATAAAAGTGGGTTGAAACTTAATCTTGATCCAACCGGTGTATTTACAGACTCAGCTAACTTTATAGAATTGATTCCCGAATGTACAAATGTATCAGTTGGATATTTTAATGAACACACCCCTGATGAGGTTCAAAATATTACATATTTGGAAAACTTAGCCAAAGCTTGTGCTGAAGTTGACTGGACTAACCTTTCAGTTAAAAGAAAAATAGGGTTTGATGAGGAAGTTGCTAGAAAATATGCAGGTCTTATTCGTCAATACAAGAAGTTATATTTATATAATAGTGATTCAATTAAAGGTGTTGATGGTAGATTAGTATTTGATATTGAAGTAACTGATTCGGATTTGGATCACTTCTATAAAGATATGTTAGCTTTACAAAAGTTATTTACATCGCATAAGTTAGACCCTGATTTTACATTTGAAGAGGATCATATAAAAATAGAACTTGAATAACATGAAGTTAAAGAAATATTTACAACTTCTTAAAGAAGAAGCTCCTAATGACTTACCTTGGGAAAAGGAAGAAGATAAGGATGATGAAGATTATAACAGTCGTGAAGAATACTTTGATGATGAAGAAGACCAAAGTCCGATAGGATCGGATGATGAGGATGATGATTTTGAAGAAGATGAAGACGATGCTTCTGAATCAGAAGTAATGGGACATTTAGCATCTACAATAAGAAATATGATTGCTAATGTAAAAGTTGGTGAGTTCTATGTTGATTGGGACGGAAGTGATATTTCAATACAGTTTGTTCTGAATAAGAAGGAAAGACTTCAATCTATAATGAAGATACTTGGTGTTCTTAAAAAGTTACAAACTGATATTCTTATTCAATATGATGCTGAAGTCGACCTATGGGAAACTAAAGAACGTGAACCTTTATTCACTGTAAACTTCTACTATGATGCTGGTGTTAAAGGAACTTATGATGATGATGAAGTACCATTTTAAAAAAAATAAAATATATGAAACATTTAACTAGATTTAATGAAGATAAATCAAATAGTAGAATTCCAAAAGAAGTAGTGGATGTTATAGATTTATTCTCTAACTACAATAAAGCTTTTGATATGGGTATATTCGAGGTATTTAATAAAATAGATAAATTATCAGATGATGAATTAAAAGAGTTATATGTATCTTTATCTACTAATAGAAGAGAAAATAATAGTGATGAAGAGAACTTCACATTGGATTTAATAAAATATTTCAATTTAGTTTAAACAATTTTGATATTTCAAATATTATATATATCTTTGTTAAACAAATGGGGGGTGAACTGATTTGCCTCTTAGGACATAGGTAAGTATGATTCAAGCATCGGATGATGTTCAACCGATTAATAAATTACATTAACGCTTTAAACGGCAACACAAACGAAGTAGGTTCTCGTGAAGATTTAGTAGCGACACTACGCAACAACATGGTAAAGGTAAACACCGTAGCATTAGCTTAATTAGTTTCCAACAGTAAGAACTCTGTAAAAGTTTCAATATATTTTGATGATTTAGAATTGTAAAATAAAATCATATATTTTGTGAGTTAAGAAAAATTTACTAAGCTTGTGAACGAATGTTTATAGATGACTAGGAAAACTCCGGATCGTACCCGGACACCTCCACAACAAAAACCAACCTTTTAGGTTGGTTTTTTTATTTTAAACTTTTAAGTATATTTCATATATTTGTTATATGATAAATCATAAAATACCCAACCAAGATCTAATAGACGTATTTACTGATACTTTTAATAAGTCTTATAAAATAAGGTCTGGAGAAACAACCAAACATACATTTAGTGAAGTAAAAGGTTCTTATCTATCATACATAAAAGAGAACAGTAACATAACTGTAGAAAACTCTGACACCGTTTCCGCCTTGGAAAAGCTATTTGAAACCGATAAAGGATACTCTTGTATCCTAAATATGGCTTCATATAAAAGACCAGGTGGTGGAGTTGAACGTGGAGCAAAAGCTCAAGAAGAATGTTTATTTAGGTGTTCTAATCTAAGTCACTCTATATCAACCGATTTCTACCCATTAGAAGATGACTCTTGTCTTTATACGCAAGGTGCTGTATTCTTTAAGGATAAGGATTATAACTACATGGATCCAATAGATTGTGATGTAATGACTATTGCTGCTATTAATCTGAATTCGGAACATCATTTCTATAAAGATCAGAATAAAGTTTCTTCCTATGAAGAAACAACTCTTAATAAGATAAGATTGATGCTGACCATACCAGCTAAACATGATGTTAAAAACATAGTATTGGGAGCATGGGGATGTGGAGTTTTTAAAAACGATCCAACTAAAATGGCTAATTTCTTTAAACAAGTATTGATTGACGAAGGTTATGATTCACTTTATGATAATATAGTATTTGCTATTATCAACGATCATAACTCGGTTGGTAGTAACTATGAAATATTTTCAGAAATTTTCAATAAAAAATAAATTATATATACCTTTACAATATGAAAAAATATATTCTCACCCATAATCTCAAGTTCTGTTAAGTTAAAAACTAACAGAACATATGAAAAAACGAAACAAACATTCTCTTAAAGAGAAAGAATTCATCCGTCTTAAAAAAG